CATCGATCACTTTGCTTGTTGCAAAGTTTTGGTGTTCAACTGTCAACCGAAGAGTGGCTGGCAATCCAGCTAGCACAAGGTTCACATTTTGAAGAAAATAGATTTTATGTGGGCGACGAGCCCTCTTTAGCGCTTCTTTTGCAACTCGCGAAGAGGTCCACTATTCATAAGACAAGAACGGTAGCGTGACATAGTTATACAGTGCTATGAAACTTCTTAAAGAATACATAAGATTTTTACTTGAGTCACATCACGACGAAGACACCAAAGAAGAAAAAGATGATGATCTTCTTATCGAACCTGATTTCACTGAAGAACGAGGTGAAGAGGAATCGAAAGAAGAGATGTCCTCAGTCGGCGGCGGCGGCGGTGGTATGGCAGCTTCTGGACAGATTGTGGGCCACAGTGGTGGAGCTCCCAAGAATCTTGAAAAGAACAGATTCGGTAAACGAAACTATGCTAACTTTAAGAAAAATAAATAGCACTATAATTTGAACATTTAACATATAAAATCTACACTTATATTGCTGATCTACTCTTAGAGAAGAGACGCAAACTGACCATTGAATATTAAGGAGATAAAAAATGGCTATTGACTTTGATGCAATTCGACGAAAGCTAAACAAGCTTTCTGGAACTAATTCCCGACAGAATTCTATGTGGCGCCCACAAGAGGGCGAAGAAGCTACTATTCGACTTTTGTCATTCCCCGATAATGACGGACAGCCCTTTAAGGAGCGCTGGTTCTATTATAATATCGGAAACAACCCAGGGCTTCTTGCCCCCAATCAGTTCGGCAGCCCAGATCCTGTCCAGGAGCTTATTACCAAGCTTCGAGAGGAAGGTTCTAAGGAATCATATGAGCTAGCCAAGAAGCTGTATCCTAAGATGCGAAGCTATGCCCCTGTTATTGTTAGGGGTGAAGAGGACAAGGGTGTACGCCTTTGGTCGTTTGGTAAGACTGTTTATCAATCACTTCTCAATATCATGCTTGATGAAGATTACGGTGACATTACTGATCCTACAGAGGGTCGAGATGTAAAGGTCAACTGTACTAAGGCACCAGGACGACAGTGGGCAATGACTGAGGTCCGGCCTCGAGGAAAGAGTTCAGCGCTCTCTACTGACAAGGACACTACTAAGCAGTGGCTTTCAAGTCTGCCGGATTTGGATCAGCTGTATACATGCAAGACCTATGATGAGCTTGAGAAGATTGTAAATGATTGGCTCAACGGCGACGAAGAAACTTCAGAGGGTACAACTCGAGGAAATTTTCCGGAAAAGACTTCAACAACTAGCAGCAATTCTAGCACCGAAGGATCTTCAGACGGAGGCAAGTATAAGTCTCTGGATGAAGCATTCGCCGATCTAGAAGACGTGTGATAATATAATGAAAGGGGAGCTTCGGCTCCCCTTTCTCACTTGAGCTGTAATTGATAGGAGACAAAATGGCGCCCAAGCATAAAAGCCCGCAGGATTTTACTGCAAACTTAATTAAATCTTTGAATAAAGAAGCTGGAACCCAAGTAGCTTATAACTTGGCATACGATGAGTCCCCTACACATGTGAAGCGGTGGATTAGTACGGGATCAAAACAACTTGATTATATCATCGCTAACAGATCTAACGGAGGCCTTCCAGAAGGACGAATCATAGAGATATTCGGTCCGCCCTCTATTGGCAAGTCTCACATCGCCATTCAAATTGCGAGATCTACCCAAGAAATGGGTGGAATTGCTGTGTATATTGATACGGAAAATGCAACTTCGGTAGAAAATCTCGGACTTCTCGGTGTAGATATCAGCAAAGGATTTGTCTATGTGGACACTCATTGCACCGAGGAAGTTCTATCCATTACTGAGGCTACAATCTTGAAGGCAAAGGCAATGGACAAGGACGTTCCAGTTACGATTATCTGGGATTCTGTTGCAGCTTCTTCGCCAAAAGCTGAACTGCTTGGAGACTACGATAAGGAAAGTATCGGTCTGCAAGCACGTGCAATCTCGAAAGGAATGCGCAAGATTACAGGGGTTATTGCGAATCAAAACGTGTTAATGATCTGCCTGAATCAAATTAGAACTAAAATTGGTGTTATGTATGGTGATCCTACTACGACGCCAGGTGGCAAGGCAATCCCGTTTCATTCTTCAGTCAGGATTAAACTCGGCGCCGGCCAGCCCATTACAAACAAAGACAAAGAAGTCATTGGAATCAATGTCTCTGCTAAGACGATCAAAAACAAAGTAGCACCACCCTTTAGAACTGTTAATTTTGAGATTCACTTTGGCAAGGGCATCAAAGAGCATGAGCAAATATTCGATCTTTTGAGAAAACACGGTAAAGAATCTGCCCAGGGCAAAACTATAGAGGTCGCCGGCACCGGATCGTGGAAAACGTTTACTGTTATAGACGAAAAGACAGGGGAGCTTCTTATTGAAAAGAAGTTCTATAAGGCAGACTTTGATCAAGTAATGTCAAATTCTGAGCATGCGCCGTTTATTGAGTGTCTTCTAGAAGCAGCCCTAGTAAGAAATCTTTCAGACAAAATCGATATCGATACTGAGTCATATGAAGAAATTCGCGCTGTCTCTATGGAGCTAAGCGACGAAATTGTTGACCCGGAGGCCTAAGTGTCATCGTCATCTGGGCCAATTCTGCTAATTGATGGATTAAATGTCTTTACCCGACACTTCGTTGTCAATCCGACGATGAGTGATCAAGGAAATCATGTTGGTGGGTTTGTAGGCTTCCTGAAAGCTATAAAACTTTTATGTGAAAAGATTAATCCTTCACAAGTTATGGTCGCATGGGAAGGCGGCGGTTCTGCTCGTAGGCGTGCAATATTCCCGGAGTATAAGCAAGGCCGACGTCCGCAAAAGCTAAATCGCTTTTATTCAGAAATTCCGGACACTTATCATAATAGAGACAATCAGGTGTCGCTCATTATCGAGTCGCTTCGTCATGTCCCAGTAACACAAATATATGCTTCTGACTGCGAAGCTGATGATGTTATAGGTTATCTAGTTAAACACAAGCTTCAGGGGCAGAAATGCGTAATAGTTTCGTCTGACAAAGATTTGTATCAGTTACTATCAGATAAGGTCGTACAGTGGTCTCCTGGCCAAAAAGTATTCATTACATCTCATCATGTCAAAGAAAAGTTTGGTGTTCATCATTCTAATTTTTGTACAGCAAGGTGTTTCACAGGGGACCCTTCAGACGGTATACCTGGAATCGCTCGAGCCGGATTCAAGTCACTTTCAAAAAGAATCGATATCCTGAGAGACGAAGAGGACGTATCTGTAGACGACGTAGTTAATTACGCAGAATCGCAGCTTGAAAACAAGAAGCTGCTTCTCTATACTAACATTGTTGAGAATGCAGATATAGCTCGCAGGAATTGGAAAATAATGTTTCTGGGCACATCTAATCTAGCAGCAGAACAAATTGAAAAAATTAACTACTCAATCGATACTTTTGAGCCCAAGAGGAATAAAATAGAACTTATGAGGATGTTGCTCCGAGAGGGTATTCAAAGCTTTGATGTGGATTCATTCTTTATGACCGTCAATACTATAGGACAAGATGTATGAACCAAGAGAAATTAATTAGAAAAAATGAAAACCCATACTTTAGTCGCTATGGCAAGCAATTTCAGGAAGGGGTGTTTCAAGGACTTTTAACAGATCATGTATGGGCAGCTCAGATGATTGAAGTTATGGAGTCCAGCTATTTTGATATAAAATATTTGTCGTACTTAGCTGACAAGTACTTTAGCTATTATACGAAATATAAGACTTTTCCAACACTCGGGCTTTTAATCACTATCATCAAGGATGATCTTTCCCATGGGAATGATTCGATTCTTCGAGATCAGATAGTGGAGTACCTTCACAGAGTAAAGTCTAGTCCTAATCCTGGAGATCAAAAATACGTTAAAGACAAAAGCTTAGACTTTTGTAAGCGACAGGCATTTAAGGATGCACTTGAACAAGCTGTAGAGCTTATCTCTAGCGATAAATTCGAATCTGTTGTAGGACTAATGAAAGAGGCAGTTGCTGTTGGCATGCCCTCATCAGTGGGACACGACTTTTTTGAGGACGCTGAAGCTAGATTTGTGAAACACCGCCGCGCTGCTTGTCCCACGGGCCTGGCCCGTCTAGACAAAAAAGATATTTTGCAAGGAGGTCTTGGTAAGGGCGAGATTGGTGTAATCACAGCTAACACTGGTGTGGGAAAATCTCACTTTTTAGTAGCACTGGGTGCTAATGCAATGAGAGTGGGAAAAAATGTACTACATTACACTTTTGAGCTTTCAGAGACTAATGTAGGGATAAGGTACGATTCCAATTTATGTGACATTGCTAGCAATGATGTGCAAGATAATAAAGAAATGGTTATGGCCCGCTATAAAGATTCAGGTCTTGGAAGACTTATTATTAAAGAGTTCCCAACTGGATCCGCGTCTGTTATCACAATTAGAAACCACATAGAAAAGTTGTCTATGAAAGGGTTTAAGCCTCATGTAATCATGGTGGATTATGCAGACGTTATGAGATCAACAAGGCAGTATGATTCTATGCGCCATGAGCTTAAGCTAATTTATGAAGAGCTAAGAAATATGGCTATGGAAATGAATATACCTATTTGGACAGCGTCACAGGCAAATAGAGACTCAGCAAAGTCAGATATTGTGGGGCTTGAAAATATGGCTGAGGCTTATGGAAAGGCAATGGTAGCAGACGTAGTAATATCACTGTCACGAAAGCCTTTGGAGAAGTCTTCAAACACTGGACGCCTCTTTATCGCCAAGAATCGTGCCGGCCGAGATGGTTTGCTATTTCCTATTCACATTGACACTTCACAGTCTAAGATAGAGATATTAGACGAAAAGCAGCTGACACTAAATGAAGTAGCTCAGCAAGACGAAACCGATATGAAGAAGCTTCTAAAAAAGAAGTGGTGCGAGATAAGCAATGATAGAGAGTAGAGGAGGCGTGAATAAAAAATGAGTGCTAGTAGCAATAATTTTTCACAAGCATTTGAAGAAAGCTTATCTTATTTCCACGGCGACGAGCTAGCAGCAAATGTATTTTTAACTAAATACGCTTTGACGTCTAAAGAAGGGGAAATTCTAGAAAGCACGCCAGATGCTATGCATAAAAGGCTGGCCAAAGAATTTGCCAGAATCGAAGCAGCTTATCCGAACCCCATGTCAGAAAATGAGATATACAGTTTGTTCAAGGACTTCAAGTATGTTGTCCCCCAGGGCTCACCTATGTCTGGGATCGGAAACCCTTTTCAAATTCAGTCAATTTCAAACTGCTTTGTAATCGAGTCACCACATGATTCTTACGGCGGCATTTGTAAAACAGATCAAGAACTAGTTCAAATTGCTAAGCGCCGCGGCGGAGTGGGATTTGATATATCAACAATACGACCGAAAGGTCTCTCAACAGGCAATTGTGCAAGGACAACAGATGGTATCGAAGTTTTCATGGATAGGTTTTCAAATTCATGCAGGGAAGTGGCTCAGGGCGGACGTCGCGGAGCTCTTATGCTTACTATCTCTGTTCACCACCCACAGATTAGGGATTTTGTAAAAATTAAGCGGGAGCTGACAAGGGTCACCGGCGCCAATATATCAATTCGTCTGACTGATGAATTTCTCAGAGCAGTTAGGGATGATAAGGATTTTGAACTGCGCTTTCCAGTAGATGTTGATGATCCATCTGTCTCTGAAATGACAAGTGCACAAGACTTATGGGACGATATCATACAATCAGCGCATGCATGTGCTGAACCCGGCCTTCTATTTTGGGACACAGCCAAGCGATTGACTCCATCTGACATATATGAAGAAGAAGGATTTGGTTCGATGTCAACCAATCCGTGCGGGGAGATCATTCTGTCACCTTATGACAGTTGTAGGCTAATGCTTGTTAATCTGACGTCCTTTGTCCGCAACCCATATACAGAAAATGCATCGTTTGATTTCGAAAAGATGTCAGAAGTTTCCCAAAAAGCACAGCGCTTGATGGATGACATGATTGATCTGGAAATTGAACAAATCGAAAAGATTCTGGCTAAGGTTGCTGCCGATCCTGAGCCTGATTCTGTTAAGGCTATCGAAAAAAATATGTGGAATAACATAGAGGCGATGGCTAGATTAGGTCGAAGAACGGGGCTGGGCGTCACCGGCGTCGGCGATGCTGTTGCTGCAGCCGGATTTCGATACGGGAGTCAAGAGTCTATAGACTTTATTGAAATGCTATACAAGACACTGACAATCAACGCATATCGATCATCGTGTAATCTAGCAAAAGAACGCGGCGCATTTCCAGCATATAATTTTGACAAAGAAGAAGGCCATGAGTACATAGAGCGAATTTTGAATGAAGATGATGATCTTCGTCGCTTGATGAAAAAGCATGGAAGAAGAAACATAGCAATTACAACAACAGCCCCTGCTGGTTCTGTGAGCGTCTTAACTCAAACGACCTCCGGAATCGAGCCGGCTTATATGTTGACTTATACAAGAAGGAAAAAGCTCACAGAAAACGATGTTGATGGTCGTGTGGATTTTGTGGATGACAGCGGAGATCGATGGCAGGAATATCCAGTCTATCATCACGGATTCAAGCAGTGGATGGACACGACAAATCAGACAAAAATTGAAATGTCGCCGTATTGGAAGGCAACGTCCAGTGATATTGACTGGGTTTCAAAGGTAAAACTACAAGCGGCAGCACAAAAATGGGTCTGCCATGCAATATCTAACACAACAAATCTACCTGCAGATATCGATGTTGAGACTGTTAAGAATGTCTATATGACGGGCTGGGAGCTTGGATGTAAAGGTGTAACTGTTTATAGAGATGGCAGCCGCGCAGGTGTACTAGTTGCATCTGACGATGAGAATGTCTCTGAGTTCAAAATGCACCTAGCACCCAGTCGTCCCGATGAGTTAGAGTGCGCTATCCATCATGCGACCATCAAGGGTGAAGCATGGACAATACTTGTAGGCCTTTTGGATGGTAGACCTTATGAAGTAATGGGAGGTCTCCAGAAATACATAGAAACACCCAAGAAGTATAAGAGCGGGACAATTATAAAGCATCCGTATAAAACGAAGAACTCCCGATATGACTTAAGAATCGGAAAGAACGGTGACGAGATTCTAATCAAAGATATCGTTTCAGTTTTTGACAACCCTAATCACGCAGGATTTACGAGAACAATATCACTTGCATTGCGCCATGGCGCTCCTATAAATTACGTAGTTGAGCAATTGCAAAAAGACACAGAAATGGACATGTTTTCTTTTTCTAAGGTTATTGCTAGGGTCTTGAAGTCATTTATTAAGGACGGCACTGTTCCTGGCAAGTCGGTTTGTGGAAGTTGTGGTGCTGAGGATACATTAAAATATCAAGAAGGCTGCGTCGCGTGTACTGCGTGTGGTCACAGCAAATGTAATTGAGGAAAATATGAAGTGGACAACAGAAATATCGCCCTTATTAAAAGAGTACGAGCTAAGGAAGACTCCGATAATTGTTAGAGTCAACAAGTTTGATGAGAAGTCAGCAAAGGAATTCCAGCAACAAATAGCACAGGCTCATAATACAGGACAAAAAGTAATTCCCGTAATTATCGACTCCTATGGGGGACAGGTTTACAGCCTCATGACGATGATTAGCGCGATCAAGAATGCTGAGCTTCCTGTAGCAACAATTGTTGAGGGCAAGGCAATGTCTTGCGGAGCTGTGCTACTTTCATTTGGTGATGAAGGACTACGATTTGCTGACTCGGATGCAACAATTATGATCCATGATGTTAGCAGCGGCGGATTTGGAAAAATTGAAGAGCTCAAAGCTGATGTTAAAGAAGCAGAGCGCCTAGACGAAAAGATTTTTACTATGATGGCCAGGAACTGCGGTAAGAAAGATGACTTTTTCAAGAAAAAAGTTTTCACAAAGAAGCATGCCGATTGGTTCATGGATGCTGTAGAAGCCAAAAAGTATAACTTGGTAAATCAGATTCGAGTACCAAAATTTCATATTAAAGTTGGAGTGGATATAGATCTAGAATAGTTATAGCTAACAAACGGAGTTAGCAATGGCTATAGACAAGATCTTTTACAACGAAGCTTCGTCTACCAAGCTAGGTTGGAATCCCGACTGGTTTGGCAAAGAAGAATTTGACGAAAAGTTAGTTGATGAAATCCGAAAATGGCAGAGAAGAAAAGGCCTCAAGGCCGATGGTCTGTGTGGCCCAGACACTTTTCGTAGAATATTCACTGAAAGAGACGAAAGTCTTTCCGAATATAAACCCTTAACATCAACCCCGACAAGCAAACACATTGTTCATAACGGTGATCTTATTGCAATCAACTGGGACAAGGTTGTATTGTGGTCTGACGACGATGGTCTCAAATGTGAGCCAGGAACATATTCGAGCTACGCCGGCAAGCCTGATAGAAAACCGCATTTCTTTGTAAACCACTGGGATGTGTGTCTATCAGCAAAAAGTTGTGCAAAGGTACTAGCAAAAAGAGGGATATCAGTTCACTTCTGTATTGACAATGACGGCACGATCTATCAGTTATTAGATACCCAACATTCTGCATGGCAAGCCGGCGGCCGCCGCTGGAACCATGATAGTATTGGTGTAGAAATATCAAATGCGTACTATACGAAATATCAGGACTGGTACATTAATAATGGTTTTGGGCCTCGGCCGGTTGTCAAGAAAGGTGTAGCAAAAGTCCATGGCCGCGACCTGGGTGAGCATCTGGACTTTTATCCTGCTCAGCTTGAAGCGCTTAAAGCTCTTTGGGCAGCAATACATAACGGACTAGGCATCCCTCTAGAGTGCCCAGTTGATAAATACGGGATGTTAGTTGAAGCAGTTGACAAGCGGTGTGAAGCTTCTCAATTTGAAGGGTTTATAAATCACTATAATTTGACAAGAAGAAAGATCGACTGCGGTGGTTTAGATCTAAAAAATATGCTGCTGCAGGCTAAAAAGTTAACATAAATCTTTTTTTGAGATAGCAACTTTTGCCTGAATAAATCTCCATCAAATGGATACTTAGAGGCGTAAATTAAGCGTGCTAATTTCCTATATGGACAAAACACACGATAAATGAAGTTCTGTGATAGGTTGATGTCAAGTTTTTCATGTTGATTGCGTAAACACAACAACAAGACATTGTATTCACAAAATAGGAGAATTATATAATGGCCAATAGAACTCAAATAAGGTTTTCTCAAATTTCCGGATCACTACCGGGTAACTCAGCGAACGCTTTCGAAATTAAACACAAATATGCAGGCGCCGCCGGCGGTGAAAAGTCACTCATAAAATTTATAACACTCACCGACCAGGAGGGTGTTTCGTTCCAATCCGACATTAACGTTGGGGCTGCCATCGGGATGTCGCCGGGTGGAACAATGGATTGGCAGCGTGTCACCACGCTCAAGGGTCGCGGCGCCTCGCCGTATTCACACAGCCCATTGACGGGCACCATCGGGAACCTCGACAATGCATTAATCACAGCCGCGGCTGTTAAGACTTATGTTGATACTCAGGTGACTGCCGCAGACTTGGACTTCCAAGCTGACAACCCCGGCACTTTAAGCATTGACCTCGATTCAGAAGTTCTCGACATCGCTGGCGGACAAGGTCTCGCCACTACCGGCAGTGTAAATGAGGTTTCTGTCGGTCTTGCCATTAACACCCTGAGTGCAGGGATGGATGGTGACGGAACCGTCGAACTCAACTCCGACCAGATGGTTATTTGGGACAACTCCAACGTCAACCATAAGAAGCTAAGCTTCTCTCAAGTTTCTAACGCTATTTTTGGTCAGTTTAGTGGTGATGCAACCGTAGGCAATGGCGGCGCGCTTACGATCGCTGCTGCTTCGGTTGAGGGCTCAATGATCCACCAAACTGCCATTTCTGGCCAAACAGAAATGACTGGCGATGTAGCTGATGCTGACGAGCTGATGATTTCTGATGGCGGTGCTCTTAAGAGAGCAGACTTCAGTGTCATTCGCGATGCAGTGTTCAATGATGTTTCAGGTGATGCTGGTATCGCAAGCGGTGGTGCTCTTACAATCGCTGCAGCCGCAGTTGAGCACGCGATGCTTGCCGAAGATGCTGTAGAAGCTGATAACATCGCTAATAATGCAATCTTAACTGCTCACATTTCTGATGATCAGGTTATCGCCGATCACCTAGCTAACTCAATTAATGCTGAGATAGCTCTTGGTGTTGCCGCTCTGCCAAAATCTGGTGGTGCAATGACAGGTGCAATTACAACCAACTCAACCTTTGACGGTGTTGATGTTGCAACAAGAGATGGAATTTTATCATCTACCACAGTCACTGCTAATGCTGCTCTATCAAGAGGCGGTGGCACCATGACAGGCCACATTGTACTGACAGCCGATCCGACGCTGGCGTTACACCCGGCCTCGAAGGGGTATGTTGACGCGCTTAAGCAAGGACTAAGTTCCAAAGACTCAGTTCGTGTTGCTCCCAACGCCGCATTCGGCTCGGGCTACGCCTTTTCTGGCGGAGTGTGGACTGAAGCGTCAGGGACTGGTGCACTAACCGTTGACAGTGTTGTGCTGGTAACTGGTGATCGTGTTCTTTTGAAACATCAGGATAATGATGAAACTGTTCACTTGCAGAACGGTATCTATACTGTTGCTGGCATTGATGGCAGCTCTGTTGTTACTCTGACACGCTCTCTTGACCTCAACTCATCGGCTGAAGCTCAATCAGGGGCTTACTTCTTTGTTGAAGAGGGAACCAACTCAGATTCAGGTTGGGTTTTGACCACCGATGGCGCAATTACCCTAAACACCACAGCGATCGCATTCACCCAGTTCTCTGGTGCTGGTGCAATTACCGCTGGTTATGGCTTAGTCAAGGCTGGTTCCGATATGGCGCTCGAGCTCTCTGAACTGACTGCGGAAGTACTGGCAACAGGCGATTTCATTCCATTCGTTGATTCTGATGGTGGCTCACATAAAGAAGACATTGCTGATATTGCTACTCTCTTTGCGGGTGCTGGACTCACAGCCGCTTCCAGTGTGCTAAGTGTTGATGCTGCTCAAAGCGCCATCACAAGTCTTGGTACTCTGACTGCACTTCAGGTTGATAACATCGGCTTGGATGGTAACGCAATTGCTGCATCGTCCGGCGCTTTGTCAGTCACCGCTGCAGCTGGTAGTGCAGTCACTGTTGAGGGCGTTGTCATGGATGGCGGCGTTGTAACCGGGCCTTCCTCGATTACCTCCACAGCCTTTGTTGGTGCCTTAACTGGTAATGCTTCTACGGCTACGATCCTCGCGACTGCTAGAACGATTGGTGGGACTAGTTTTGATGGAAGTGCAAATATAACTCCAGCAAACGCAACTCTTGCCGCTGGGGCAACGGTACTAGCAACTGCTAGAACTATTAATGGAGTCAGTTTTGATGGTTCCGCTAATATTACTGTAACGGCAGCTGGTTCAACTCTATCAGATACTGTTACAGTAGCTAAGGGCGGAACAGGTCAAACCACACTTGATGACATTGTTTTGGGAACGCACAGTGATGCAGGCACATTCCTTAGCGTCACCGGTGGTGCCGATGCCGTTATCGGTGGAAACGTAACGCTTTCTTTAAGTGACTACGTTGAGTCACTCCATGACCAGCTGGTCGCGGTGGAAGCCGCTGGTTCGTGGGTCGCCGGCTCCTCGGGTATGCTCAAAGTGCTCAAGGCCGGTGACGACACCACATCTCTGATGGCGATGGAGCAACATAGAGATATCTATGAGAGAACAGCTACACTCGCTGCTGGTACAGGTCTTGCTTTAACTAACCATATCTTCCACCCGATCTCTGGTGCGGCGCAGAACTCTGCGACTGATGTAACGGATTCGAACAGGATGGCTAAGGTGTACGTTAATGGTCAGCTCTTAAGAGAAGGTCAGCGCAGCGGTGGTGGCATCGCGGCTGGGTCTTTCGGCGATTCCGGTGATTACGTTTTCTACCATGTATCAAGTGCTGGTTCGGAAATCGTTTTTGGATTCGCGCTTGAAAGAGGTGACATCGTACAGGTGGTACTCAACTGACCGGTTATTTCATGAAGTATAAAGATAAGCTTTAGCGCAAGCTAAGCAAATCTTGTGGGGGGCACTTTGTGCCCCCCATTTTTTTTATTTTCTGCAAGAAGCGATTATTATATTAGAAGAAGTCTCGTTCTAGACAAAAGGAGAATAAAATGGCACAATTACGAATTACAGATATCAACAAGAGAGTCGATGATACACAAGAAGACATACAAGAATTAATAGAGCATGGAGAATCTGTTGTTTCACACTTGAATCAGCAGAAGGCTGAGGCTGATCTGATCAAACACAGCCTCGAAAATCTCAGGTCAGATTTTAGTAACTTCAAAAAGCTAGTGATTGGAACAGCAGCAACTTTGGTTGTAGTAATTGCTGTATGTCTTGGGCTAGGTGTCCTATAATGACCAGCGACAGTGTTGTGCTAAACAATATTAGAGAAGAGATAAAAAATTCGGTAGATTATGTTAATAAGCTTTTTGAGAAGAGAGCATATATCGAGTCTATCGGCAATGAAATAATAGCTAGAGTACAGGTTCATGTTGACAGACATATTGCAGCACTTGGTGTGCTTAATATCGACGAACCGCTTAGAGTTGTATTAAATGAATCTGTGGGTATCTTAAAGAAAGGCATCATCGATGAGGGACATCAGCTGTCTAAATCCACAGGCACATCCGAAGGCTGTATTGAGGGGCTTAAAGTCACGCTTACTATTATAGATAACCTTGAGCAAAAAGTTGCTGATGAAGCTGCTGCTGTTATTGAAAAAGAAAACCAACAAAAAAATTTGGAAAAAAAGGTAGCAGACGGAATTATAGATGAAAATACGCCGCACCGCCCGGGTACTCGTCCAGAGGGCTTGAAAAATATTAGAAAAGCAAAATCAAGCATTAAGAAATCCGAAACAGATTCCAAGCACAAACCTGAAAAATCATCATGATAGTCACAAATCGCAGCAATTCTAATATTTAGATCTATAGAATAATCTAGACTTGTGGGCATAGTGTGGGAAATAGCGCAATAACAATAAAGATAAAGTCTTGGTCTAAAAGAGCAGCTTATCAAAAGAGCATTTTACTAGATCACCAAGAGCTTTTTACTCTATACGATCTAGATTTTACGGCTGTTTTGCGTATAGCAGCAGGCAATATTAGAGTCAAACAAGACACATCTGTTCTTGAAAGAAATATTAAAGCTACTGCTGAAGCTCGCAAGACCTTGGAAGATATAAAAAGGGAAACTGAGCCCATTCCGGGAGAGAAAAATCCGACGAGATCGCTCTATAGAAAGATAGCATTTGCAACCCACCCAGATCGCCAAGGAATCTTGAACAATGATACGAAAGACGCAGAAAAAAATGAAGAGTTGTTTAAGCGCGCTATGTCTGCTCACGACACCAAAAATACTGCTGAGCTTATTGAGATTGCCATAACACTGGATATCGATCCCCTAACAATGGGATACTCTCTTTCCGATCTAAAAAAGATATACAATGATCTCGAGGGAAAAATCAACGCTCAGATTACAACAATTGAAGAAAGCTATGGCTGGGCCTGGGGAGAGTCTGAGGGTAACATAGACTTAAGGCTCAATCTATTAGACAGCTATCTCCGCAGAACTGGACACCCACCGGTGTCTAAGGATATTCTACGTGATATAATCCAGCATCATGAAAGTGATGCAGATAAGACAGCACACCCTGCCAGAACACGAAAAGTAGGCACAAGGCCAAAAAAACTGATTCGATAGTTGTTCTTTTGCCCCTCTGTACGTACACTTCTATAGAGAGGTGTTACACATGTCATCAATACACAAAAAGATCGAGCAAATTCTAGAAGATTTTGCTGAGCAGCAAGTAAATTTAGGATCGTCAGCAGCAAGGAAGATGGTGTCTGACAGGATTGTATCTGAATGTTTGTCTAAGGGAAAGTCAATTCTCTTGGATGAAGTAAGAGCACTCAAGCCTGAACTCAGGTGCACCTGAAATTATTATTCTAAGGTTCACAGATTCACAGGAGGCTTAAATCCTTATGGAACCATTGATAACACATAGAAGACGTTCTGGGGCCACACAGAGACTCCCAGATGAGCATCTGAGGGAGTGTTATGCCTGAAGGTCCTGAAGTAAAAAGGTTTGGCAAAGATTTAGCCGCGGCAGTTTCGGGCCGTGTGTTATTGTCTGTTGAGATTATGAGTGGGAGGTATATTAAAAAAGACTTGCCTGGCTTGTCTGAGTTTAACGAAAATATTCCTGCCAAGATCATCGGTATCGGCGTCCATGGAAAATTTCTGTATTGGATTATGACCGGCGGCCATTTTCTCTATTCGTCCTTAGGAATGACCGGCCACTGGGGAAATAAGCTTCATAAACATTCTAGAGTCGCGCTATTGCTAGATGACGGCACCACAATATATTACACAGACCAAAGAAATTTTGGCACGCTTAAGTTTGTATACGGAAGACATCAATTACAAAAAAAGCTAGCATCTCTAGGGCCGGATATGCTGTCAGAAGATGTTTCCCATGTTAAATTCTGTGAAAGAATTCACAGAAAGAAAAAGTGGACGATAGCTAAAGCTATAATGGATCAAAGCATTGTTTCTGGTGTGGGAAATTATGTAAAAGCAGAAGCTCTCTGGCGCGCCGAAATATCGCCTCACCGCAAAGTATCTTCTTTAACAGATATAGAGATAAATTCTCTCAATGAAACCATTAAAAATGTCTTGCGTGATAGCTATCGGAGCGGCGGCGCAACGATTCGGTCATATAAGACATTCGATGGGTTAGAAGGCCAATACACAAGAAGGTTCGCAGTTTATAATCAGAGAAAGGACCCAAATGGTCTAAACGTGATAAGAGAAAAGACAACAGACGGTAGGACAACCCATTGGGTTCCGCAAGTTCAAAAATAGGAGAATAATAATGTCTATAGAAAATGAAGTAACACTATCAGACGACGCCATCGCCGGCATTGCTAAGCTTTTGCAGGTGGCCATGCTAACTGGGACTGATATCGTCGACAATTTGCGCACTTTGCGCTTGGTACAAGTTGATGATAAGATGACTTTGTCTCCCACTTTTGTAGAGAATTGGGACGCAAATATTCAGAATATGTTATCTGAAGTCACTGACGCCCCCACGACACCTTTTGATGAGGCACCTGAGGAATAGTAATGAATAAAGATATGCTCAAAGAAATGTTTAGGCTTCGACAGCGGTTCATGATAGAAATGACCAGCGACAAGCCGGGCATCTATCCAGAATGGCCTGTTGACTTGACCGACAAGGCATCACAGCAAGTTTTGCGTGATACAGCACTTAAGGGCGTCGAGGAAATGTTCGAAGCATTGCAGCATCTCAAGAATTGGAAGCCTCATAAGAAAACAGAGGTAAAAGAATTTGATAGAGACGAGTTTTTAGAAGAGGTGGTGGATGCTTTTAACTATTTTTTCTCTTTATTAGTGCTTACTGGCGTAGACGCAGATGAACTTTTTGACGCGTATATTAAGAAGGATGCCATAATTCATGACCGTCTAAGAACTGGCTACTGAGATACTTAGTAATGTGCATATTCTTAGAGAAACAATACAAATGCTACTTGAAGAGACAAGCCCAGAAGAGTCGACGACAAAGTCGTCGCCTCTTTCACGACGAATAGATTTACGCGGATCTGCAAATTTTCTTGCAGGCCCAGCGATTCAATTTATATCTAAGGTTTTCAATAAGCACGGTTTTGACAAGAACATTACATTCCACATTGAGTATGACACTATTGATTTCATAGCAGAAGCCGCTATTGGTCTACATGTAATAGAAGAAGAGCTTCCAATGCCTACAGGCGAGTATTTCGAAATTCTTCATGATGTAGACTTTGTAATTCAGGGTGTATACGACAAAACGTCTTCAGTTTTTGATCTAGACGCAGGTTACATCCACTCCGGCGACGATGTCCTTGAAGACGCTGGGCTAATTGAAGCATTAATACATCTGCCTGCACCAGAAGAAAAGACCCGAGCATTCTTGCAAGGCGCCGAAAGACATCTCAGAGCAACACTAGTTCATGAGATGCAGCACACTATACAACGATTAATTTATGGCCGGCCCCTGGACGGTATTACAAATGCGGATCTAGACACTCATATAAAAGATCCCGACGAGATTGACGCGCGCGTAGAAGAGATCATTGCGTATATGGACGATGCTGTTCCTGAGACACAATTTGATAATTTCATGACAAAGCTTGAAGGCTACATCAGCATGTACTTAGATCGTAACGCTCCTGATACAAGCATGGAAGAAAGAGAAGTTTTGCGCACAAGAATGATGGATTCGCATCTTCAACATTATGCTGATAAATTAGGCGTGACAGTCCCTAGCTAAGAAGAAACGCGTATGTGCCAACATAGTGGCATAAGCTTCCCAGCATTACCATTATGTGCCAGATGGAATGAAAGTACGGCTTAAAGTCTGTATAATAGAAGTATGAGCCGACTGTATAGAAGGCTCCTCCGACAAGAAGCCACATGCCGCAGCCTGCGGGAACCATGGTCAGCCCACAAGCTATGGGTATAAATCCAATCCACCCCATTAAGATGTAACTCATGAGCGAGATGATTTCATGTCTACCCAGATTTCTAAATTTGTAGAATGATCCAGCAATCGCCAACGTCCACATAAGACTAAAAAGAAACCAGTTATACGGCGAAGCAGTATATAATAAAAACATGGGTGACCACCCACCTGCAATTGCACCATAAATTGATATGTGGTCCCATAGTCTCCACTGTCTTTTTTTACCTGGTTCCATTGTGCCGTGATAAAGAGTCGACATACAGTAAGTAAAGACTAGTGTAAGGCTAAAGCAAAGTGCCGAGACCCAATGTGCTAAAGATTTATCCACACATAAAGAGACAAGTGCAGCTGTGCCGGCCAGAGCGAGGCCCAGACCCACAGCATGAAGGAGCGCGTTGACGATCTCTTCATCGTTATCACGTAGATATGGTGTCTTTGCCATCTACTTAAATCCGAAGAAAGTTGTACTTTCTTAGCTAACTGTTTATATTTTATTGTGATTCGTATACATGATTTAGTAAAATTCATAGGACCTGCCGCGTGCAAATATTTCACAAGGCAAGGTACTCAAAATGCTGTGGTTGAAGACGGTACCATCGGGATCATACTTTGGGCCTCAACAGAGGATTTTTATGCTCCAGGTCAGTGTGAAGTATTAGTTGGTAATGAAGTATTCAACGCGTCTATAAATGATTTGGCTGTAATACAGTCGGGAGGACAAAATGTCGTTTGAGACATTAGTAAACGCGCTTAACACACAACGAGGTTTCTCGAACTTATTCTTTGATCCTGACGAATTGTCTGAAAAAGAGAAAGAAGAGATTACCAAGACATTTGTGTTAAGTTTACACACAGCAGCCTCTGATTTGATATCAGCAGTCAACTATAAAGATCATCGTCACACGCAGCATGAGGTTGATCATGCAAAAATTGTATACAAGTCTGTAGACATCTTTCGATACATGTTAGCCACACTCAATTTGTGGCAAATAAAGCCAGAAGATTTTGTTGAAGCATGCGAAGCAAAAGATAACTTTCTACATATGAGGCATGCCCACGAGACTAACAAACGCAATCCAGGACAAAAGGTTATTATTTTTGACTGTGACGACGTAATCGCAGGGTTTCGTGAAACATTCAACCAATGGTTAGCCGACGAAAAGGGTGTAATAATAGACCCGGATTCTAAGGAATATTATAATACAGCGGGCGTCAAGTCCGCCGGCTCTGAGCCAGAAGCTGTTTTTAGAGAATTCATTGCAAACGATGGGTTTCGAAAACTTTCAGTCGATCAGAAGGTCGTTGAAGTTATGAATATATTGCGTGTTAAAGGGTATTGGATCCAGATCTTGACCGCAAGACCTTCAGATAATATGAGGTGCTACTATGACACCTACTGGTGGCTAGAAAAAATGGGAATTCCGTTCGACGCAATCGGATTTTCTGGAGAAAAGTTTCGCTGGTTAGCTGATCAAGAATACTATAATGAAGGCGCAGTAGTTTGCGCGATTGATGATTCTCCAAAACACTCAGCCGAATTGGCAAAGCATGGAGTAAAAGTAATTGTCCCTGCATTACCCTATAATGAAGAAGTCAATGATAGGGCCGGCATTCTTAGAATCTCATTTTCAAAGTGTACATCTGAAGAATTGGCGGCTATTATTGAAGGAGTTGAAAGTTGATACTATCTAAAGAAGACATAAAAGTTCTTGCTAGGAAAGTCATGACAGGCATCCCAATAAAAGATGTATGTAAGGATATTGTTCTAGAACAGACACGTGAAGATTTTTCTATAGTTTTGACCGACGCAATATTTGATGTGTGGCTTCTCATTGGAGACTCAGGGTGGAATAGAAGAGGTTATCGAGAAGCTTTTGATGCTGTGGAAGATCAATTTTACCCTAAAGAAGAAAAACCGAAAAAAGATTACTCTGTCGATGAACACTTGCCATTTGATGAGTATTTTTAACTATTGGATTATATAACAAGGCAAAACAGGAGAAACTATAATGCCCCAAAACAATGATTTAGAACCAATTGAACTCCCGATGGACTTGAAGTTTGGAAGACCTGTAAACACAACGTTTCAGAACAACCTCGAAGCTCTTAAAGTTGAATTGGTAGATTCACCCACCACTGAGCAAGCTCGAAATGTTGCATGGCACTATGTTAAAGCAACTTGGGCAGATACACCTGGTGAAGTTAACCCAGACACAGCGCCTGAAAGCATTAAGAGCAAGAATTTGCTTGATGTGTTACAATTTCGTGCGCTTCCAACACCAATGGAATGTCTTGGTTTCACCTTTAGGCTCTCTGGCCTTTCCTTTCAGGAAGTAACGCATATTATTCGTCATAGAGCAGGTTCATTTGCTGCTCAGTGTACTGGTGATAGAGATCTACGTGATGATCCAGTTGTTGTGCCCGAGTCTGTTGAAAACTCCCCCGAATTTTTAGAGCGATATCAGGAGCTGGTAAACATGTCGAAGCAACTTTATGCAGACATGACTGACTCCAAGGTTGTCTCCATGATGGATTCTCGAATGATTCTTCCAAAGTGTATGACGTCATTTTACTATATGCGGCTTAATCTCAAAGATCTAATCGGATTTGTTAGGCAGCGTCAGGATGTACAGATTCAACCAGCTGCTGACAATATTCTTGCAGCACGCATGGCAATTGAAGCGTGTAGGACGATTCCTGAGCTAACACAAGTATTTAACTTTGATAAGCCCGACTTCCATTATATCAATACCTTCCGTGTCAAGGAAGGGAACAAGTGGATTAGTCGCGGCACCAATTTGTATCAGCCAGAACCAAAGAATGATACATTTGATTATCATGAAGCAGACACTATTTATCCCTGCCGACGGGAAGAGATGAATGGAACACATGGCACAGGAGAAAAGGTTTTTACTACTATGTGGCGTGAATTAATGAGTGAATTTAACCAGCTTAAGGCTGACTACGAAAACAACGTTTAGGAGAACACGAACAAAATGACAACTGACAATGAACAAACCCCCGACCAGAATGAGCCTGAGGCTACGACACCCGATCAGGCTGATGTTCCAGCCAAGTCTAAGGTGTATTTAGCTTCTGGCTGGTTTAGTCCGGATGCAGCTGAAGAGCTTTCTACTCTAGAGAATATTTTTGACGATAAGGAGTGGATTGATCTCGCGAGCCCTCGTCGAATCTTTGTCTGCCCGCCCGATGCGCCCAAGGAAACTCAGGACGCAACATTTGTAGGAAATTTACAGCATATTGTGTCAGCAGATTTCTTACTGGTTAATACTCGTGATAAGGATATCGGAACTATTTGGGAAGCTGGATTTGCCTTTGCACATAAGAAGCCCATTATTTACTTCTGTGCTGGATTACCAGCAGGCGCAAAGTTTAACCTGATGCTTGCTAGAAGCGGTGTAAAGGTCTGTACTTCGTTTGAAGATCTTGAAGACTATTTAGCACGCTGCTTTGAGACCAAGTCTTTGATCATGGAACCCTACGATCAAGAGATCGAGTAATATGAGAGTATTGGTGACGGGAGAAAAGGGATTTATTGCTAAGAATCTCTCAAAGTCATTTGAAAAAGTAGGTGGTCTTGTAGTTGACACTAATGAATCTCCCCTGACGCGAATAGACTCAGGGGAGATTTGTGTCCATAGAAACTCAGCTGAAGCTTGGGCGGATTTGTTTCAAAATTTAGGCGTTGATGTAGTTGTACATAACGCCGCGAAAGTAGGGACTGATGTTGTTGCGCTAGATCATGCTGAGTCTACATTGACCAACGTCGACGGTACGTATAACATTACTCAAGCCGCGAATATGGCAAACATCCCAGTTTGCTACATGGGGACAACTGTAATATACGATACACCTCGTTACCAAGAAACTACGATTACTGAGCAGAGTAGTCAGGCACCTAAAACCCTATACGGAGCATTAAAGCAGGCAGGCGAGTCAATTGTCAAATCACAGGCAAGGAACTGGCTTATCGTTCGCCCTTTGTTTGCCTACGGTGGTGTAGGAGATATGAATTCTCTAATGGCAAAGTCGTTTTTCTCACATCTTAAGCAACGAACCTCAGTAGACATGTTTTTAGATCCCAAGAAGAAAAAAGATTATCTTCATGTAGAAGACTTTTGTGATGCCGTAGCAGCCGCATGCTCAGGAGGTCATTGGCAAGATGACTTTAACGTAGCAGCTGAAACACCGCTTACAGTGGGCGAAATTATCGATGTAATGTCTGGCGCATGCGGTCATGATTTGTCGTATATGGTTAAATGGCATCCGGAGACCGACTATTTAGGCAATCACATTCTAAGTTCTGAAAAGTTTCGAAATATATCTGGGTGGGAACCGAAAATTTCTTTGAAAGAGGGTATTATAATGTCTTGGAGGAGTATAGTTGCTAACACTAGTGATCGAGAGTATAATCCACTTCGATATCTTGATGAAGCAGAGATGAAAGGAATTGATCTAACAAAGTTTTTTTAATTCTTTTGCTTCTGCAAGTGTAATTCTTGAGCCTACGATTTATAATAGAATAAGTCGTAGGCTTTTTTATGGAGTTAACATTGAAATCTAAATTTGATCTGATACAGCCCCCAACCCGGTTTACCGGTTTACATGCACATTCATCCTTTAGCACATTTGATGGGCTGGGTTATCCTAAGGAACACATCGATTTCATTCTTTCGGAAGGTCAAGGAATGGACTCCTGGACTTTAACTGATCATGGAAATGGTTCTGGTCTGGCACATGCTCGTGCGCATACACTTAAAATGCAAAAAGCAGGACGAAAGTATCGACAACTTTACGGTGTTGAGTTTTACTTTGTTCCGTCTCTAGAAGACTGGCGTGATCAATATGATGCGCATCGTCAATCGGTTAAAGATGCTAAATCTTCTAAGCAGAAGGAAAAGTTAGCTACCGAAAATATTGTTATTGATGCTGAGAAAGAGGTAGAGCAAGGCGGACACATCATTGAGGACGAGGAGGAAACAAAGCGCTCGAGGATTGGCAAGCCGCTATGGAAGCGTTACTACCACTTGGTTGTCATTGCTAAAAATCAGGAAGGCCTTGGCAATCTTTTCACGCTTGTTAAGAAGTCATACAAGGACGGATTCTATCGGTTCCCACGTATTGATTACAAGCTACTCAAAGAACATGGTGAAGGCCTTGTAGTCTCTACTGCATGCGTCGGCGGCCTGGCGTCTGGATTGATATACCAGCAATTTCCAACTTTGAAATTCGATGACTTGCATCCGGGTCTAGTAAACAATCTTGACGATTATAACCCTATTATGAATCGCCTTGAAAATATGACAGATCGATTTGTTGACTGCGTAGGCCAAGACAACTTTTTTCTAGAAATGCAATTCAATGATTTGCCAGCCCAGCATCTGACTAATAGGTGTCTTTTAGAGCTTTCGGGCAAAACTGGAATTCCTCTAGTCTCTACTGCAGACTCACACTTCCCAGACCCAAATAAGTGGCAGGCCCGTGAGCTATATAAAAAGCTGGGCTGGATGGGTGGCAAGGTTGATCAGAGCATGCTTCCCAAGGAGGCGGATCTCAAGTGCATGTTGTATCCTAAGAATGCGGCCCAGATGTGGGATGAATTCAAGCAAGGACATGATCAGTATGATTTCTATCACGGGCATGAAGAACTAGTCCGTGACTCAATTAACCGGACACACGATATTGCATGGCAAAAGTGCGAAGACACGTGGATTGATACTAGTGTTAAGCTGCCCAAGTTCGGCACGCCTGAGAAGTCTGCCTTCAGTATGCTCACAGACCTTGTAAAGGAAGCTATGATCCGCGAGGACCTGGCCGGCAAACCTGAGTACGTCGATCGTATGAAGGATGAAATGTCTGATATCAAGTTCCTTGGTTACGAAGCTTACTTCTTGGCAATGTATAAAATCTTTCATCTGGCTGAGAATCGAACACTCTTCGGCCCCGGCCGAGGCTCAGGTGCAGGTTCGTTAGTTAACTACTTGTTAGGCATTACGCAGATTGATCCGCTTCCTCACGGTCTCCTCTGGTCGCGCTTTCTTGGGAGGCATCGTACTTCATGGCCAGATATCGATACCGATGCAGGTGATCGTGAAGCACTTATTGACGCATCTCGAGAGTTGTTTGGCGACGATGCTGTTATTCCAGTTTCTAACTTCAATACCTTGAAGCTTAAGTCTCTGGTCAAGGATATTGCAAAATTCTACGGTATTGACTTCGGTGAAGTTAACAAGATGACCGGTCCACTCCAAGAGGAGGTTATGAAGCATGCCAAGGATGAAAATCAGGAAAAGTCTGTATTTGTGCTCAAGCACGAGGACTGCCTCAAGTATTCTAAAGGCTACCGGGAGTTTATGGAAAAATATCCGGAAGTAGGCAAGCATGTTGAAACTCTATTCATGGAGAACAGATCGATCGGTCGTCACGCCGGAGGCGTTATTATTGCTCCTCCCGATGAACTAGCATCAACAATGCCAATCATTGGAGTACGTGGAGATCTACAAACACCCTGGACTGAAGGCATGAACTTCAGAAACCTGGAAGATAACGGATTTCTAAAGTTTGATTTCCTGGGTTTGACATTGCTCAAGGACGTTGAAAATTGTATCGGACGCATTCTTAAAAAGCAGGGTAATGTAAGTCCAACGTTTGCTGACATTAGGTCGTTTTTTGATGAACATCTAAATTGTCGCTTCAACGATCAGGATGACATAGACGTTTGGAAGCATGCATATCATAAAGGACATTTTACAGGCGTGTTTCAGTTTACTGCTATCGGTGCCCGGAGATTCTGTCTTGCAGCACAGCCGACGACCATTACAGAGCTAGCAGCTCTAACAGCCATATATCGACCAGGACCACTTAAAGCAAACGTCCATAGGAAATATGTCAAAGCTAAGAAGAATGCATCTGAGATCAAGTATGACCACCCTGTGATTGAATCTGTGCTCGGGCCTACATTTAACTTTGTAGTCTTTCAAGAGCAGTTTATGACTCTAGCTGTAGAGCTAGCTGGCTTCTCTCCGGGTGAGTCTGATAAGCTTCGCAAGACCCTTGTAAAGAAGTCGCTCGATACTATGGGCAAAAAAGGCGGTGAACGAGAGGAAGCTCGTAAAAAGTTTGTCGACGGAGCCTATGAACTCCACGGTATTGACAAAACAATTACAGAAGCTCTCTGGAAGACCATTGAGGCTTTCTCTGTGTATGGTTTCAATAAGTCACATGCTGTAGCTTACGCAATCGATTCTTACTACGCTGCATGGCTCCATACACATTACGAGAAGGAGTGGTTAGCAACTATTCTTCAATCTGAGAACAACAGCCCCAAAGGTCTAGAAAAAGCCATTTCAGAAATTAAGTCTTATGGATATAAGTTTTCTGCATCTGACGTAAATTATTCCGGAAATGAATGGGAATTCTCTGCTGACACTCAATCATTTGTTCCGCCCCTAAGCTCAGTTAAGGGTGTAGGAAATACAGCGATGGAAGAAATTATGATGATGCGCCCGTATAAGAGTATATTTGAGCTGCTCTATACAGAAGAGGGCACGTGGAAACACTCTAAAATGAATAAGACTGCGTTCAGATCTTTGTGTAAGGTTGAGGCATTCGGTTCCCTGGAAGAGCTCCAGTCTGAAGAAATTAAAAATCATCGTCAACTTTTAGCTATCCTTACTGAGGGCTCAAACTATGAAACTCTTCGAAAGGGTATGTACGGACTTACAAAAACTCAGGTAAAGCGAGCTCAAAAAAATGGTGAGAGGCTTGAGTCTGTTCTAGATTCCCTTCGAGATGAGTATAGAAAGTTGCCTGACTGGGATAGAACAGAAAAAATATCTAACTACATGGATCTTACGTCGTCTGTCAGTAATGACTTAGTATTTCCCGAAGCACTGGTCGATAGAATCAATAAAAAGAATATTGGGTCTGTATTTTCTGTCCCAACCGGCGAACGCGGCGTCGGATGGTTTTGTGTAACAGACATTATAACCAAAATGACAAAGAACGGTAAGCCTTTCTATAGATTCAAGTGCATTGACAATAACAATAACAGCGGGTGGGTCCGTGTTTGGGGCAAGTTTAATGAGCCACCGAATTTATACACTATTTGGGTTGCAAATGTTCACAATGATGCAAACTGGGGCATGTCTACTAGTTCGTATAAGATAAAGAGGGTTACAGCGTATGATAAAACTTCAACTTGATACGATAACAATCGAAGGCCCAGACTTAGCAGGGAAGACAACTCTGTATAATGACCTACACCACCAGTCAGGCTATAAGTGGAATATTCAAGATCGTGCAGAGCTTAGCATGCTTTGCTATAGTATTCTTTATGAAAGAGGCGATGACGATGTATGGCGTGAAAGACTCCATAACACAATCAACAATCTGAACAATAGAACGATTGTGTTATTGCCTGCCTGGCGTGTGATCGAAAAAAGATATCAAATGCGCGGTGATGAGATTCAAGATTTGGAATCTTTGAGGCGCCTATGGACTATATTTTCTAATGAGGCAGAAAAGATAAAAGGGTTTTCTACAGTTTATGTTGCTGAAATTAACGAGGACACGTCGTCTAACACTATTTCTAATGGTGTGACAGAGTGGCTCCGCGATGTTGAAGGATACAATGAATTTGATGTTGTTAATGATATCATGATGAACGTTTCATCAACTCCTGGCAAAGAATGCTCGCCCCTCAAGTTTCGCCTTTCATACAAAAATCCGCACCAGGATTCCACTATTCTTGCACATGAAGCAGAAGAGGCATATTATGCCAATATTCTATCAGGCGTATTGTCAAATATTAGTAATGAACTTGCCGGCAAGAATGAGTACAATAAATTGCAAATGCCAGCAGCTTCTAGAAGGTTTATCTTCACACAAGACTCCTGTATTTCCTTGATACATACGATGTTTAGAAGCGATGTGCTAAATGTACATGTTGTCTGTAGATCATCTGATGTTGTCAACACTTTCTTATATGATCTTCGATTTTTATACTATCTTACAGGTAGAATACTTCGAAGACTAAAACTTCCTGATTTATGTAACACACAGTGTCATCTTCATGTGACACTTAATTCTGCACACATTATTGAGGAATAGTTATACCCTACCTACTTTCTGGGTACAATTTGTTGAGGAGAAAATATTATGTCTAAAGCGCTAGTTACGGGTGGTTGTGGATTTATCGGAAGCAACTTAGTATGTCAGTTAGTCGAAATGGGTTGGAGTGTCGATGTCGTTGATGATTTGTCGAACGGTCTTCTTGAGAATTTGGAAGACATAGACAAGAGAATCATCACTACTGATACTCTCCACTTGTATGAAGATCAATTTGAAGAAGGAGACAAGAAGAATTCTTTGATTATTTGTGGAGATTTCGCGCATGAAAGTGTGTTGCAACGTATTTACGATAACTGTTATGACTTTGTGTTTCACTTAGCTGCAAATCCTCGTGTGGAATATAGTGTAAAGTTTCCGCAAGTAACGACTGAGATTAATGTTCTTAAGACAGTTGAGCTTTTCAAGGCATGCGCAGATGCTAATGTTGAAAGAGTTGTGTTCTCATCGTCCTCAGCAATTTATGGAAACGTAGCATTGCTTCCAACTAGAGAAAGTGTCATAGGAGACCCGGAGTCTCCGTATGGTCTACAAAAGTTGCAAGGAGAGCAATATGCAGCTTTGTTCACAAAGTTGTACGGCCTGGATATTGTTTCTTTAAGATACTTTAATGTGTACGGCCCAAAACAGTTAGGTGGCTCGCCATACTCAACAGCAGTCTCAGCGTGGTGTGATGCCATCTATAACGATAAACCCTTGCGATCTGATGGCGACGGTACACAATCCCGAGATATGGTGTATGTAGGAGATGTGGTTCAAGCAAACATATGTGCAGCCACGTCAGAAAACAATATTGCTGGGTGTGTATATAACATCGGATCGAGTGCTTCTATAACAAATAATGAGATATTAGAAAAGCTAAAAGATCATTTCGAAGATGTCGAAGTAGTTAACGCACCCTGGCGCTCTGGCGATGTAATGCATACCCTCGCGGACATTACACGCGCATGCCAGGATCTAAATTATGATCCTGAGTACTCATTTAGTGAGGGTCTAGAACAGACTCTCTCATGGTGGGACGATAAGTTTGACGACGACAGGGGGGATGATGAGGGAAGTGTGTTTGAATAATAACAATCAACTAAGGGGGCGTAATGAGACAATCTGACCCAGAATTAATAGTTTTTACAGGACCCATGTTTGGGTCCAAAACAACAAAAATGCTAGCATCTATAGATCGCTATCGATACCAGAATCGCCGGATAGTGGCTTTTAAGCCCATCATGGATGATAGATACTCTGAATTAGAGATCAGAACACATTCTGGGGGGTGTATTTCTGCAGTCGGTGTAAATACAGGCGAAAATATGATACAATATGTATATGAGAAGATGTTAGGAGAGATTGACGTGGTAGCTGTAGATGAAGCCTTTATGATAGAAGGGTCAGCGAAGGCTGTAATAGACCTATTTAAGAGCGGCAAATCTGTCGTTGTGTCTTCGTTACAGTTGTCCGCTAGCGGGAATGTTTTTGAGGAGATCAGAGATATTATGCCATGGGCCACCAAGATTGAAGTTTGTCCAGCTGTTTGCCCAATAACAGGAAGAGACGCTTATTACACACACAGAAAGCTAGATGGCCTCGAGGAAATCGCAATAGGTGGTGCAGATATGTACGAACCGCGATGCTGGGAACATCATAGCTATGTCAATCAAGGGGACTAGATATGGTTGTTGAGCCTAATCAAGTAAATTGCGTGATATATCATGCTGACTGTACAGATGGCTTCGGAGCTGCTTACGCAGCATGGAAGTGTCTTGGAAACCGAGCCGAATACTTTCCGTGTAAACACGGAACACCACCGCCAGATGTAGAAGGGAAAGTTGTAGCTATTCTAGACTTTTCATACAATAATTCAATTACAAAGCAAATGATCAAAGATGCTGAAGGGCTTATTGTTATTGATCATCACAAGTCAGCGATGGTTGAGCTCCATGATATATCAAACACACATTTTGATATGACAAAGTCCGGTGCTCGTCTTGCTTGGGACTTTTTTCACCCTGGAAAAGAAGCACCAAAGTTTATTGACTACATCCAAGACAGAGACTTGTGGAAGTGGGAATTGGCGTACTCTAAAGAGTTTAGTGCTGCTTTCGATATGATTCCGTTTGAGTTCGAAGAATTTGAGAAATTTGAAGATGACTCTGTATTTGATGACACAGTTAAGCGTGGCTCGTATATTCTAGCTTACTCGAAGACTGTCATTAAGAAAGTTTGCGAAAAGGCTACTCATAGAAAATATGAAGGAATGGATGTCATGGTAGTAAACTCATCGCACTGGATGTCTGAGATAGGTGCGCGACTATCCCCGGATTGTGATTTTGCTGTAATTTGGTTTTATGATCATGAGGACAGACAGGTAAAGGTAAGCTTAAGAGCATTCCATGAGCATGTAGATGTTTCAGAGATTTCAAAGTCATTTGGAGGCGGCGGACATAAAAAGGCCGCTGGGTTCACCCTCCCCGGCGACGCGCACGTCGACGACCTCTTTGATCTGCCCGATGATCCAACAGAGGAAGAAGAGCCCATATTGACAACAATCTGTCTAGACGCAAATACGATTCCGGAGACCGCACAAGTTATTTTGGGTTTCGAAGACGATATTTCTTCTGATTATGTTAGCGAGGTAAAAAAAGATGAGACCTAAGTGGGATGATGTCTGGATGCAGACAGCAAATATTATTTCTAAAAGATCGTATGACCCCCGATATCAGGTGGGTGCTATTGTAGTGACCGAAGATAATACACAGGTCTTGGCTGTGGGTTATAACGGAAATTATTCTGGAGGACCCAATTCAATTGAGTCAATTGTCCCTGGTGAGTCAGGTATGATACATGCAGAAATTAACGCATTGCTCAAAATGGATTATAATAATCCCAAGTACAAGAAGCTGTATGTTACTTTATCACCATGCCGTCAATGTGCTAAGGCAATGGTAAACTCTGGCATTGACGAAGTGATATATAATGAAGAGTATAGAGACACTAGCAGCATAGAAATACTTTTGGACGCAGGCATCAAGGTGAGGAAACTCTAGCCTGTTCCAGGATACATATAGATGGTAGTGTATGCAATCTTGGAGATGATTGATGATCAAGAAAACTAAAAGCTATTCGATTATGGAAATAGCACGCGGCATGGCCGGTGTTCATTCTAAAGCATTGATGCTTGAAGCCATTCAGGATAGGGGTCTGCTAGAAACAAGTCTAATATCAAAAAACTTATCTAGCTTTTTGCTTTCAGAAGCTGAAGAAGAAGGACCCAAGTTTACTGAGGAAGACGCAAATACGCTTTCTGCTTCAATTGATAAAATGAAAGCAGGGATGGAAGCCCTAGCTGGTGCCCTTAACAAGTCAGACAATAAGTTTCCTAATACACTCAAAGCAGTTCAAGCTCTGGGCACTGATATTCCAGAAGTCGGTGATCTTGCATCAATGGCCATCTCGGGCGATGCAAAAGGCCTTGCCAAGAAGGTAGAAGACGTTAACACAAAGTTATCCAATGCAGGAAAGGCTTCCGCATCTATTATTGGTGCAGCAGACTCATTTATGCAAAACCTGGCGCCTGTTTTAGATAAGATTCCTGACGAAGATAAAGAACTTCCGCTAGAAGAGCTCGCAAACAAGTATGGTGAAGATGATGCAATAAAGTTTCCCGATATCAAAACACTAAAGAAAGGCGCCGCAAAGGCAGTTGCTGTTCCAAAGTGGTATCAACAGGCATTCAAGGGCGGCATGGACGCTGCTAAAAGTGAAGCCGGCGGATTCTTTTCTGCAGTGGGATCATTCTTTAAGGGACTTTTTGGTGACAAAGAAACCGGGATCGATCCTAACACATTTGCAGAAGAAATTGTAAAATGCACCCCTGTAGAACTGGAAGAAGTAGCAGCCGGAATTACTGAAGTTCAATCCGGGTTCGAAGAAGCTATTTCTGATACTGCCGCAGCCACCACATCAGCGCAAGCCGGTGCAGAGATGGCTGCAAATCCTGAAGCAGCTAAGGGCGGGGAAGGCGGCGAAGAATTAGAGAAAGAGCTCGGAGCACCACCTGCTAAAAAGGAAGAAGCCGAAGAAGAACAAGCAGCTGCAGAAGAAGAACTTCAGGCAGCAGCTGAAGAAGCAGCAGCCGAGATTACATCACCTGCAGACGCAGCGATGGGTGCGGTTCAAGGCTGGTATGACGGTTTATCTGATACAAGTAAAAAGACAATGGACTCTAAGGATCGAATTGGAGGCCTTAAGACAGGAATTCAAACTAGCTTGGATGGCGCTGCTGATGCGATTGCAAAGGTTGTGGCAAAAGCAGTTCAAAAATGGCGGTCAGAACACGAAGAAACACTTATTAAGAGTAAGAGATTCGCGAAGAAGAATTTTGACTCTCTAGAGCAATTAATTCCACAGTTAGCTGCATCAATGGTGAGTAAAGCTGAAGAATCCCGAACTAATCTGACAGTTGGCAAGGTGTATAGGATTACATACAGCTATCTAAATAGAAAGTTTAGAGAAGAACTCAAATCGGGAATGCTCCATGAAGCACTTATTCCGATGATGCCACTTAATAATTTCGAAAAACGAAACGACGATCGTGATGCATGGCAAAAAATTGCAGGTCTCCCGTATGAAAGTAATTACGAAACACCAGCCGAAGCTTTATCAGAAGATAGATATGTGTATGATGAAGAAGAGATAATAGCCGAAAAGTGGCGTCGTATTGCTGGTATACCTGAGGAGAACTAATCTTATGAATGCGATTTCTGAAAAAGATCTGATTTATCTTATACGAGACTCTTATAATAAGCGTCTCCATGAAGTAATGAGCGAAACGGACTTGCTGGACAAGCAGGGGAACGTTGTTATTCATAAAGGCCTCAAAGTACGACACAAGGAGAGTCAGTATGAGTATACTGTAGATTCTGTAGCACAAGATGTCGAAGGAAACGTGTCAGTTAAGCTTAGAAATCCGGATGTGGGTCGCATAAATCCTGCAGACGCAACAAGTGTTATGGCGGAGGACGATCTTATCGCCCCAATATCTCAATCAGCACCCGAAGAAGACCTACCAGTTTCAGCTTCAAACGAGAAGCCAGAAGAGCTCTCAGATGATGATGTATTTGTCGTTGATCAAACAGAATTCGAAAAAGAATACGAGGTGAAATAACATGGCTGGAAAGAAAAACGCAGGCGTTGAAGATCAAGTAATAAGAGAAATTCGAAAGTCCTTAGGTCTTCCCCCAAAAAGCCCAATACGCGCTAAAAGAAAGGCTGTGATTAAAGAGGCGTATGTAACTCAGGCAAAGAAGTTTTCTCTGGCTACAGAGTTTCTGAGCCAAAAGACCAAGCATGCACGTCAATCAGATTTTGAAAGTCATATTGAAGCATTGAATTCAGTTGCAGCACAACTTGAAACTGCTAATAGAGAAGATGCAGACAAGTATTCCTCTGAGTTTCGTAATTTGAAAGTTGATGAAGTGCACTGTCTAAATGCAGCTTTTTTAAGAGCCCTCCATTTCGAAAATATTAGTGATCCCCAAAGCCAGCTGGCTATGGACTCAATTACATTCATGCGTTTAGAGCGGGATTTTGGGAACTTTGACGAGTGGCAAAAAGATTTCATTGCATGCGGAATGTCTGCACGCAGTGGGTATGTAGTTACCGGCTATAACACATTTCTTAACAGATACATGAATTATGTCATTGATGAGGAGTCGAAGAACGTGCCCGTAGGGATGCACCCAGTAATAGTTCTAGATACCTCAGAGGGCGCGTATTACAGAGACTACTTAGATGATAGAAAGACATATATTATTGCTATGATGAAAGAGCTTGATTGGGACCATATCAACGGAAGGTTCAAAAGATGCGAGCGCATGGCTAAGATCACAGTTGAGGTGAAGAACTAATGAATAAACTTTCCAAAAGCTATCTTCGAAGATTAATCGTTGAAGAATTATCGCTTCTCTCTGAAGAGGAAGAAGAAGATATCTTCGGCGGCGGTGAGGAAGAAGAGGCTGCCGATGAAGGGGGTGAAACCGAAGAGGCTGCTGAAGACACTGAAGAAGGTGGAGAAGCGGAAGGTGGAGAAGAGGAGGGCGGAGAAGATGACGCTGCGGCAGAAGAAGGTGGTGACGAGGAAGCTGAAGACAGCGGGGCTTCTGAAGAAGCTCCAGAAGATGCAGCTACCGGGCCCTCTGACAGTGGAGTTGATATCGAGCTAAATAATATATTGTCTGACTTTGAAGCTCAGGCTCTGGCAGTCACACAGGCTGCTGAGCCTGAGTACGAAGCTGTAACACAAGAGAGCTTCACTCCTAGCTTAACATTTCTTCTTTTTGAAGCCGAGGAAGAAGCTGCAGTTCCAGCACTGGATATTCCAACGTATACCAACAATGTTGCCAGACTAATACAAAACTATCAAAGCCTCATGGACATGGAGATGATGATCTTTACTAAGTCCCGTGAGTTTCTTGCTTCAAAATATGGAGAGCCGCTGGCTGTCGCATTCGAAGAAGACTTAGAAAAGAATCACGGTATAACTTTTGATCCAGAGGGCCCAGAAACAGATGCACCCGTTTATGGCGTCGGCGCCATGACCCCAATGGCGTAGGTTTTTATGTCTTCCCTTAGAGATTTCGAAACTAAAAAGTCCGTCCATATAAATCTGACAAAGTCTACTCATGCTGAACTTCGTACGATATTGTTGAGGAGGGGTCTTTCCATGCAAGAAGTATTTGATAATTTAGCAGCCAGAATTTGTGATAGAGAGACACACTTTTGTGATATCTTAGATCAGATAGAGCATGAAAAAAGAGAGCGTCAGATCAAAAAAGTTTCCAAGACAGATTCTGAATCGATATTCAATTTAATTGAGACAGACAACCCGTTTGAGTAACAAAAGGAGAAGGCAGTGGGATTATTTTCAAAGTCTACAAAATTAGAAAAATTAGCGCAACGTTTAGACGAGGTTGAAAGGGATAATAAGAATCTCAGGAGCGCAATGTCTGAAATTTCAACCAATTTAATAGCTGTGGATAGTATGATTAAGATCATGTTGACAGCTCAGCAACAAGTGGCAATTGACATGAATACAATTTACGATGCCCTACAGCAGGTCATTGGCACAGCAAATAGAGGTGCAGTTGATCCACTAGAAGAATACTTAGTCAAGATGAGCCCGTTCGGATCTGACGACGACGACGGGGGAATGATTAACTAGATTTGGAGGATACCATGGCACGCGTTAAAGCATTTTTTGATAAACACGTAGAACGATTTATAAGTCGAAAGTTTTTGGCTTGGGGCACAGCAACTTATTTGTGTCTGTCCGGTGTGGTCACTAGCAGTGACTGGGTAGCAGTTACTTTAGCATATATCGGAACGCAAGCTTTAGTAGACGCTGCTGTTTTGTGGAAGCATGGACCAGCTCAGTAGAAAGATATGAATATGATTACATGGCTAGCAGTACAAACATTCTTTAAGAAGGCATTGGCCTGGTGTAAAAAGTACTGGCAAATTTTAGTAGGTGCAGCTATTCCTATTGTTATTTGGGTTTTAACACAAAAATCAGATGACTTAGATAAGATACTAGAAAAGAGCAAAGAATCACATACCAAAGAGCTAGATGCGATAGAAAAATCACACCAGCTTGAACTAGACAAACGAGATGCCGCTCTCAAGCGGTACCAGGAAACGATGTCCCAGGTCGAAGACATGTACAGATCCTCTAGTAAAGAGTTGACTAAGACTAAGCGGAAAGCTGTAGAAAAAGCAATAAAAGAAAACAAGGAAGACCCGGAAGCCATCACCCAAAAACTGTCAGAGCTAACGGGATTTAGCATCCACGTTGATTAAGGACACAAGCAATGAGAAAACTTACACAAAGACAGCTTAGATCGCTTATTCAGGAGACGACACAATCACCGCGGCTCGCTGACCTGCTTTTTGAAGATGGTGAAAAAGTCGATATGGCAGCAATTGCGGAGGAAGCTAACGCAAAGCCTGTTACGCTGGTTGTTTTATACGGTCCTCCTGCAGCAGGAAAGGGTGCAGCTAAAAAAGCTGTTGGAGACTTCGCTGGCATTGATGCAGACGTCAACTACAAAGACTGGCTAAAATCGATGGCAAAAGAAGACTCTGCAAACTTCTTTTCTGAAGAAGATGAACTCATGGTTACAGCCATGACATCGACATTGCCGCCGCTTGTTTTCAAAGAAATTGCTAAAAGAGTTTCCGGCGGCGAAGAGTATGACGCAGTAATTACTGACTATTATCATGTAAATGAGTCTGGAAAGACTCAGTCGCTAGCTGATGTTCTAGATAAGGCTTCTTATGAGAAGATAATGTCAGACAATGAAGATGATGTCGACGCCGCCGCTTCAGAGTTTGCTGAGTTTTCTAACACACAGGCATTTTTCACACAAGCACGAGGATTTTCGAAATCTATCGAAGGCGCGCCAGAAGAGCTCAACGCAGTCTTAGGTGTCACTGGTCCGGGGGACGGTACCTTAGGCGTCCGGGCCATGGCCGCCGGCAAATACATGGATACTGTTAAAGAAGAGATTAAAGGAATCGGTGCTAAAGAAGTCGAGGATTCCACCTATGCGAGTATCTATCTTATGGATCAGGCCGGCGAGTCCTCCGCTGATATTGGAAGAATTGAGGAGCTGGGCAAGTTAAAAGAAGACCCGGAATTTCCATCTGTAACTCTGATCGGTGTTTACATTTATCAACCCAAAGAAAGAACAACAATCGCAAATCTGCACAGAGCAGCTACAGGCGGACGTCGAGTTGCTCAGAAAGAAGTGGAAAGAATATTTGACACTGCGCCCACCATTGAAGGAGGAAAGATCACTGCTAACGGCTCTGCCCTCGACGCGATGGAGTCAGCTGGGTTTGACCAGATTCATGTTTATACTCCACCCGACCCTTTCGAGCCAGCTGATGCAAAAGAATTCTCAAATCAGATATGTCAGCCTCTTGGATCCGGACTCGGCGGTCTAGATATCGAGGGGTGTGATGGAGACACTTCAGCTCGTTCTTTAGCAGGAATGGAGAAACAAGCTGTTAAGAGAGCTAAGATTGACTCAGACGACGGTGGGATACCAGAACCAGGTGACCTAAGCGATGAGCAGAAAGAAAAGCTTGTGAAAGCACTTGAAAATCAAGGGTTCAAGGCATCAACTGGTGATCTAGACGAATATCTACAATCAATTGCACCTCCCGGAATTAGAGATGGCGGCGAGCACGGAAAAGCTCCGTGGACAGCCGAATTATTTGGAAAGGGCACAGACCCCACAGAAAAGATTACTGTCAAAGACTCACGTAATCGTTCTGGTGAGATTGTTGTAGAGCGATGGCAAAAACTGGCAGGAATCCTTAACGACTAAGGCATACGTTATAGGATTTGCCTATGTTAAAAAAAGTTATAGCTCATCTAGTCTTGGTCTCATTCACGTTATACTCTATAACGATACCAACCATTGCCTACGCCGACGATACACCTCCTCCTGCTGATGAGAGAGTAGTAACAATCAAGAAGGGCGATCCTGCTCCATTTGCTGGCACACTTTTTAATACACCTGCATCTGCACGGCTAATGGTTGATTTAGAGTTCACCCAAGCGACATGCAAAATTGAGACAGATAGACAATTGGGGCTTTTAAGGTCTGATTTACAACTTAAAATAGACCTCTGCGGCGCACGAAGTGAAGCGCTATTGTTAAGACACTCAGAGATACTATTGATCAAGAACGATCAAATTAATTTCTTAGAAAAACAATTTAAGCCTCGTCCTTGGTATCAATCATCTGAATTTGGTATTATTATCGGAGTCGTTTTAGGAATTAGTGTCACCCTCGGCGCCGGCTATGCATTAGGCCAGATCAACCAGTAAACGGCGGCTTCTGCAGCATATTTAATGCTGTAAGATAAACTGGAGAGATATCATATGGAATCTATATCTAAAAAGAACCTCCGGCTGATCATAGACGATCTTTTGTTTGAAAATGTTCAATACGGAATGTATGATCAACCCGGTCCCCAGATGGGGGATCCAGAAGACGACGATGAAAAGAAGCCAGAAGTAACTGTCCCGGCAGACGTTCCCCTTAAACCAACTGATATGATGGCACATCAATTAGCTGATGAGAGGCCACCAATTGAAGATGAAGAATACTCACCTTCCAATGTCAAAGAGCTGGAGCGCGCGAGTGCTTCATTAGCATCGCTGGTTCCTGACGATCAAGTAGAGTTCTTCTATAAAGAAATGCATCGTCTTGTGGACAAGGCAGCTGAAAAACAGAATACGCCAGAAGAAAAAAATAACCCGCTAGATGATGATGCTGATGAAGAATCAGCACCGATAGACGCAGAGAAAGATATCTCTAAAGAAGAAAAGTTAAAAGGTGAAGGGCGGCTAAGAGAGGCAGGATACGACTCTGGCGATCCTGGTGATTATTCTGATGCGCAATACGATGAAATGGGAATGTCAATTCTACCAGATGAAGATTTTCCGGAGTTTGAAGAAGCTGCTGAAGAATTGGTGGCACAAACACCTGAACAATCTGGCGACGCTACATTTGAGAAAATAGCAGCTGAGTTTGGATTTGCAGGCGCACCCGGTGCCAGACAACATATTGATAAGATCCTCAAGCGTATGAATTATTTTGCCGTACAGCTTGAGAAAGAAGAAGTCACAGCGCTGATGGATACTGCAACTAGTGAGTATATCAATGCGCTGGCTGATCCGAAGATTGGTATGTTTGAGCCTGAAGACGTAAAACTGCTACAAAGCCAGCCCCAGTCTGTGAAAGAGTTAGATTCATTTAGGTTCTTTTTTGTTGCAGCATTTGTAATGCCAGGTTTTCAGGCAGTACAGAAAGCCGGCAGAAAGAAGCTTGAGGCACACCTTTCAAGCACGGGGGTGCCCAAAGAGTTGTGGCAAACTATTGTTAACCAAGCTACAGGCGGAGCAGAAAGAAATCCTGCCAAGCTGGCAAAGAAAATTGGAAAAGTCTCAGCTAAGTTAGGACTTAGTGAAGAAGAAGCTGTACAATTAGGTGATAGCCTGGAAGGAAGTTTTGCTGACCTTCTTAAGATGGCACAACCCGAAGCTGGTCTAGCAGATATTGCAGTCAGCCGATGGAAGGGTCTGAATAGACAAAAACAGCTTTCAATAGCGGTCCAGTCAATGAACCAGACTGTAGAAGAATTCGAAGAGATGGGCGTCGATGTCAAGGACCCACAGGGACTAGATGACTATATAAAAACCCCAACTCGAAAAGGCCATGGCCCGCAGGATAAATAATGAGTAGTTTGCTCACAGAGATGATGTCGTCATATTTTGAACCGGAGGTTCCCATGCGTATTATACGGGAACTCCCGCCGGGAACTTTGACTTCCCCGGGTGACAACGGACTTCCAGTGCGAGCATCAAAAAATACTGAGTGGAAAAGAGTAACAGATCCAAGTCGACTTATGAGAGAGTATGAATTTTCTGATCATGCCATGTATCATAACTTTTTACTTGAGCTGTTCCAGTTTGAACACGAGTTCGGACATTTTGCAAAAGTCACCGGTGAGTATCCTAAAGTCATAGTCGAAGTATACACACATGAGGTTAACGATGTGACCGAGCTCGATTTAGAATACGCACAAGAAGCAGATCAAATAAGAGCTGATATAGCATATTATAGAGAGGATTAATAGAATGAGTTCAGACAACAATAAAACTGATAATATCGAAAATGAATGGAAGCGCTCTGTGACCAACCCCGACAACATGATCGTAAGTGATTCTTTGCTAGGGCGCCTAGCGTTATCAGAACCAGTAACAGAAGATCCTGCAACAGACACATTTATGCAGTGTTCTATTATTAGCAGAAGCGGCAATGTAGTGTCAGGGCGAACCGCGAGGTTTAATAAGTCAGAATACTCCCGAAGTGTGGTTTTCGAAACTACACATAGTACAGCAAACTCCATGTTAAAATTTGGTGAAGTGAATGAAGTCATTTTTTCATTCCCGTCTGGAGAAACAGAAGTAGTTTGGACTGTTGAAGATGCAGAGACAGTGTCAAAAACGACAGAGTTTTTTGGCTCGAATGATGCACTCATTACGATTGTTATTGAGACAGAGAAAGACTCGAAAGACTCGAATAGTTATACAATAACAACGGAGGCTTAAATCATCATGAGCAAGAAGACAAAAGACCAAGACCAGGCATTTCAGTTTGATAAATTTATGAAAGATCTGGATAAGCGTACTGAAAAGCGTGATACACGCACTAGAGAGCTAGCTGAGGCTGAAGAACTCACTGCTAATAGACGAAGAGCTGCACAATCCCGTGAGGACTGGCGTCAACGAGTTCGTTGGACCCGGAAGTAAACAGTGATAGCTAAAAAAGACATCTTAAAAGATTTAGATAGATTGATTCGAGAAGCCACGATGTCTTCATTTGGTGAACTTTTGTCTCCACTACTAGAAGATGAAAGAAAAAAGCAGGGCGACATGGCGGATAGAACCAAAGCTCTCGATGCAAGTGACAGTGCTGATGAAATAGATGAAGCTGAAGACGAAGGCACTGAAGAGGACAAAGAAAAGAAGCAGGCGTCTGCTGTTGCAGCTGCCACCGGAAAAAAAGAAGAGGAGGAAGATGCTGATGCTGTAATTCCTTCCGAAGATGATATTGCAAATGCTGATGTCGAGCAAATCGTTAATATGCTAAACATGATGCGCAGTGGAAAGTCTACAAAGGATAAAGAGGTCCAAAAAGGGCTGAGCGAATATTTTGACGGTCTAGACGCAGGTGAAAAGCAAGCGCTCTATATAATGCTCAGTGGATTAACCCAAATATTAACTGCTGACGTTGACGGTGACGAAGCTCCTGACCCTACTTCTGTTGGAATAAAAATTCAAGCCAAGAAAAAAGAGCGAGATGCTGAAGTTTCGAAGCCAGCTCAAAAAGCTGCTGCAGCAACTGCTTCAAATAAATCTTCTGCAAAACAAAAGCCCAGCGAACAAGGCACCGGAGATCTACCAATTGTAGTAGGTGAAGTTGCTGACAAAACACAGGTGTTGGCGCGATATAGAATCTTAGGAGGCTAACAAAATGAAGAATTTAAGTAAAGCACATTTAAGAAGTATGATACTCCGAGAGATGAAGGAAGTTCCCGGCGAAAAGGAACATCGTTGTTTCGGGGGTGATACAGTTCCGTTTGGATCTGGTGAATGTATAGCAGATATCGAAATGCGTCTCGATGATGCGACTCACCAAAGAAATGGATGTAGCGTAAGGACTGATTCTAGGGACTACTATAACGGTCTTCTTAAAGTACTGCGCAGAGATTTTAGAGCAGCTAATAAGCAGGGCCAAATAATGCACCCAACTGTAGAAGAGGAACCAGCCCTAGCAGATCCGGATGCAAAAGGTAAAGAGCCAGATCTAAGTTTAGAAGATTTAGAAGACTTAATAGTTAGCGCCCTGTAAATCTGTGAGATGCAGACTATAGTTAGTCTACGCATAAGGAGAGCATAATGGGCGGAGTCGCAGGTCACCTCAGTCACCTTCACGAAAATTTAGATTTCACATTCGGCGAAATCAAAGAAATACTACGTAACGTAGCATCAGCTGATATCGAAGTAGTAGAAAAGGTCGACGGCCAGAATCTATTCTTTACATACAGAGACGATGCCCTCCAGACAGCTCGTAATGCTGGTGATATTAAAAAAGGTGGTATGTCTCCAGAGGAATTCGCCGGTAAGTGGAAAGACCACCCAGCAGAAGATGCTTTCATGAACGGATTCAAGGCAATCACTCGGGCTGTTGATAGAATGTCAGAAGAAGACAAGACTGCCGTTTTTGCAAATGGTGCTAACTATATCAATGCCGAAATCATGTATGTGGACAATCCCAATATCATTCAGTACGGCGCTAATAATGTTGTGCTTCATAATCTACAAAATTTTGATGGACCCGAGCCTGCCGTGGAGTCTCAGGGGTCATTCAAGCAATTAGTTGATTCGGTTGAGGATCTTGAAGGTGAGCTAGATGCAGAAGGCTGGAGAGTATCTGGGCCACAGATTGTTGATCTGAAAGACATCACTGAGGGCGGCCATATTGAAACCCTAGAGTCCGGTCTGTCTGCACTTGGAATGTCTGACGATGCTACTATTGGTGATTTCGTTGCAGAAAAGCTTAGACAGGGAGAAGTTGGGAATCTACCCATCCCTGTTGTCAAGCAAGAGGGGATCATTAAGCGAATTCTTGGACAAGAAAATGCGCCATCTCTAAGGGATCTCAAGAAGGATGTTCCCAAAGATGTGGCAAAGCAAATTAGCTCCATGGCTACCAAGACAAATTCAAAGAAAACGATATCACGCGCCGCGGCGCCCATTGAAAGAGTCATTAGTGATTTTGCTATTGAGGTCATGCGCGGAATGCAATCGTTCTTTCAGGCCGGTGACAGTGATAAAGAGGTTGCACGTATGAAAGAGGAGCTGCAAACATCTATTGCAGCGATAGAAGGCGCCCAAGGTGAAGATGCAGAAGCTATGGGCGACATGCTAGCAGCCCAGATGGAGAAGCTAGGCGACATTGAGAACATGGCCTCAGACATGGAGGGCGTTGTTTTTGAAGAGCCGCCTGGCAGCGGTAAACTCTATAAGCTCACAGGCACATTCGCGATGGCTAATCAGATCATCGGCCGGGCGCGCCGCATGGGACCCTCTGGTGCTTCGAAGCAAGAGGAAGCGTTGGTAAGAGAATATTTAAGATATGCATTACCGATTTTGATGGGGTAGACGTGAGTAATTTACTAGAAACATACATTAAGACATTAATAGAAGGACCACCGGCACAAGATAGCTCTGCACAACCTGAGATCGAGATGGGAAAATTAATGCCTTGGGCAAATTTTGAAAGCTCAACCGCACTTAAAGGGCGCTCTGGTGTAGGACCCGGTGAAGATCGATTAGCAGAAATTTTAGGGGCTGAGGTTCAAGGACAATCAGAATCATTTGATCTATCTATAACAGATGGGCCTTACGCTGGAAAGTGGGAAGTAAAAGCCCCAGATAACTCAAAAGAAATACGTCCGGGGACTGAGGGGATTACTGCTTTTGGTCCCATCAATAAAACTATAAGAATTGCCATAGATGAATTAGCAGAATTTCTAGAACAACCAGGTATTGTTGAGCTAGCTGATGCTAGTCAAACAAAGACACAATTCGACAAGATAAAAGCCTTCTATGAAGAAACAGTTACTACATCTGGTAAGACCGATGCCGTTTTGACACTGGGCGGAGAAATTACAGCCAATAGATTCGAAAAAATAATGGACATGCTTGATGCAGCAGCGCAGCTAGTAACTAATATGCAAGGTGATCTTCTTAATGTGAAGATAGACGAAAAGAACTATGAAGTAACACCAACAAATATGTTGAAAATATCTAGGTTGCTAGGGATAACAGACGAAGACTCCGCCGGAGGCTTAGGCGATGCTGCAGCAGCTGCATCTGCCCTTGCATCATTAAATAGCAAAGTTTTTGAATCTCCAGAAGCCCTGAGAACTGAGTGGGAAGAAACTATCAGTGCTGATGAGGTTTTTGATTTAAGCGGTGTGATACTGGTTACTGCTGAAGGATTTATGATGATTCCCAGCCCGTACGGTGAAAAAATTAAATTTTCTCGCATCACACAAGGAAAACCCAAATTTAAGACCCCCGTAAAAGGAGCTTCTGGAGAAGGTGTCTGGGGCGAAGGGCTTTCGAAAGATAAGAACATGTCAAGCTTGATAAAAGAGGAGTATCAGAATGAGAAAAAGATGCTTCAAGAACATGCTAATCAGATCGTACGAGCGCAGAATAAAGCACGACCCGCTGTTAAGCGCCTGATCTTCGAGGCCTTCTCATCGCAAGAGAAAGACGTCGTCTCACAGCTAGCTGGAAAAGTTGTAGATCAAAAATGGAAGAAAGAGCTAGAAGACAAGGTCGAAGCGCTGTTAGATAAGCAAGCTAAGAACTTCTTCAAAAATGACCATTTCTATAAAGCAGTTGCAGATGTGTGGAAACAGTTGATGAGGGTCTACGCCCAAGATCAGTTCCAGTTTGCCCGGAAATATACCAGGTACGATGTGCCTCTGGCAAAATACCGACCGTAAGCATATTTATAACAGAATTTGCTAGGATACTATTCATGAAAATCACAAAAAGACAACTCAGAAGTATCATCAAAGAAGAGAAAGCCAAAGTTCTGGCTGAGCAGAAGATCCGTCGCATTGTGCGCAGGAAGCTGTTGGAACAGGCTGGGGGTCACATGGTCAACGGAGACCACGAAGGACAAGAGTTCAGTGTGCAGGTTCCTGATGACTTGGCGAGCAGCCTTTTCTCCGCACATGCAGCATTGCTAGCAACATCGTCGAATCCTGATGATGTCTCATACGCCGATTCTGGTAGTCCACAAGCAGAGGCATTTGTAGACGCTGTTACACAAGTTTTTGATTACATTGACAACGCTGTGGGGGAACAAACAGGCAAACCGATCGGGCCGTATGGCATCAATGGCGAGTATCATCAAGATGGATCGCAGATGAGTGATGTCCTTGATGATGCCGGCAACTTTCTGTAGACTTTCTATAGCGATCACCGCAGATAGTGAGCAATGAAAGCCTCTGGGTGATCCAGAATGATCACTCTAGTACACTCTCTTTAGATAACCATATATTCGGTTGGACAATTGTTTAAGATGTCTCTAGAGTTAACTCTGAGGACTTCTTAAGGGCCTGTATCGCCTGAGTCGTCATCATCGCCCGTATCGTCGGGTGTATCATCAATTACGTAAGCAATTTCAATATGATCCCCGCCCCCGGGTATTACTGTGAAGGCGATGCTGTTGGAAGGAGCGTCGTATGTCCAGTCCCAATTGAGTTGACCATCAATAAATACGCGGATAGTAGCTTCAACAGCAGGATGTGTCAGGGACCATTCTTCGAAGGGGTCGATCTGCACACTAGCATCAGTCACCCCAGCGGACCAGTCTTCGCTGCAGATATCAACAATTACACCTCCAAAATAATTGGTAGCTTCCATGTAACGGTCACCAATATCGATCGCATTGACATTCCACGTGCAGGCTGAATCAGCCGCGGCTACGTTGACAATACTTGAGAGATAAACTGATCCCCCGCGCTGTGTTTGATACCAGTTGATGAAGTCTTGTACTATAGGAAAGTGGCTGTTGCTCTGGTCTTCTTCGTCAGACACAAAAACAACTAATAATGCAGCATCTGGGCGCATCCAAGTTGATGCGTACGAATTGTTCATGATGTATTCGTATGTGGCATCAAAGCCCTTCTCGTGGTGACCGATTCCCATCGCCGCATACATCGCTTCTGCGTCATCAATATCGTCGCCCGGCACTAGTGGAAATTGTGATTCTAGAGCTGCTTTGTCTGGAGAGTTTGAAGTCATTGCCAGGCGCCAGCCAGATGGAGGAAGCGCGTTCAGCATTGTTTCGATACCAACCAATAGATTTGCTTCGTAGCGGCTCATCGACCCGGATGTATCAATAACCCAGAGGATATCGACGCCGTCTACTGATCGAGGTTGTGTGAATGAGTCAACCCATATCTCGACATCTTCGTTGTCGGTGGGGACTTCTGTTTCGATATAGACAGGGACTTCAGAGTAAACTTCTACCAGTGTCTCTTTTTCATGCACGAGATAGTTTTCAGAATTACAACCCGTCATAAAGGAAAGCGCAAAGACTGCCGCGATTGCTGTATGAAGTTTCATCTCATTGGCCTAGTATATCCTCTATTGCTGCCAGGATCATTTCTTGGCTCCAACCACGGAGTCCCCAAGTAATTGTCATGTCCCGGTCGACTAAAATAAACATAGGCCAACTAGTAACTGGAAAGCCATCTTCACCTGTCGTATCAATTATACTTCTGTCTGCCGCCAATACTGGCGCAGTTGTGATACCATAAGTGTCTACCCACAACTGAACTTCGTCTAAACTAACGTCGCCTCCATTGACGTCCTCAACTAAAAGTGTGACCCATGTGAACCCATCAGGTCCGTATGTATCCTGCATTAACTGCACATCAGCAGCAGAAACCCTACACCAGTAACACCACGCTGTTGAAAAGTCAATTAAGATGACTTCTCCGTAATGATCGTATAAATTCCAGTCATCATCATTTTGATCTTGGAATGTGAAGTCGCAAGGATGATCGCCATACACCCCGCCGCAGTCTTCCCATGTAATGGGACTGGGCTCGGGTGTCGTAGGATCAGTGACTGTTACTGTGATGGTCGGATCGGCGCTATCGTCATCGTTGACGTAAGCTGAGCAACCTGAGACAATTGTCAAACAAAGGAATGTAAGGCAAGAAAGGTGCCTGAGCGAGCGGGGCATAGAGAGGGGTCCTCCATTTTTAAGTATGCCCTAGAAGGCAACACCCTCGTAAATTATCCCAAAATTGTGTCAATGTACGTGCGCAGTAACCGCTCGTTTTTAGGCTTCTTCGTCAGTATGTCAAAGATATTTTGACCATTAACACCGGCAGGCATAATTGCGCTAAATGACTCAAAGTCGCCCTTTTCTAACATGGTTCGAACTTTAGTGCCGCTAACGTTAGGAGTGCCTTCACCTCGAGTAAGCCCGCCCGGATCTTCTTCTGCTGCTAGAAGACATTGACCACTAGCTCTTAAGTCCCCACAATATTTTGTAAGATTCTTTTCAGGGTAATTTTGTGCAGTATCCTGCGGGTCAGAGTAGACGACGTATGTGTCAGGAGAGTCTGAATCGTTTGCCATTCCTAATGTTTCCCATACTTTTCTAACAGGAGATCCACCGTATTGAATTTCAACGTTCCCTGGCATGACACCTTCTAGCTCTTCTCGCCATATTCTAGACATGTCAGCACCATCGATGGGAAATTCATCTTTCCGATGTCGATTGGATGTTGAAACGAATAGAATTACTCTATCATTTTCTGTAGAAGCTTTCTCTACCAATGCATGATGCCCAGCATGATAAGGTTTTGCTGATACTGGAACTAAACCGATTTTCATTGACGCCTCCGCGTATATATTTAGTCTATAGCATTAAATATGTACATAAAGCTGCGGGTGTAAATCAATGAGACAACATTTAGAAGAAGAACAGCAAGTAAGAGAAATGATTCGCAAGATTCTTTCAGAAGGCCGACAAGAAAATCAGCTTTTGAAAGAGGAGGAGGCAAATTTGTATTCCACATTTGTTGGACCCTTTGTGGACGTGGTCAACTCAGCAAAGCTAGCCGGCATGGACATTCTAAACGTGCTCAAGCTTCAGTTTGACGTGATTACCACACTATCTCCCAAAAAACAAAAAGCTGCTATGGAAGCGTACGATTCTAGAAAAGCAGAAATACAAAAAGCCTGGGAGCCTATTGAGGCGAGAAATGCTGCTGCATTTTCTGATCATGCTGCGCCATTAGCATTTATGCTAGCGCCGCAGCTTGCACTTGGCGCTGCTCTCGGCAAAGCTTCAGCAAAATCTGTCCCCGGTGTGGTCAATTATTTAGACGACGCCGGCTGGCGACTTCCTTTGGCTGGTATGATACCGGGCGTCCAGTATGACTCTATGAAAGATACAAAAGGTACCTCAGGCAAGTCTAGAGGTGATTTTTCTAAATCATCATCGAATGATAAGGGGGGTCTGATAACAACGCTGAAAAATACAGCTAAGGAGATGGCTGACATATTCTTTATAACACACTATGCACCCGACGGTCCGCTCCTAGCTGAGAAAAAGACGGATAAACCCGGTCCGCCCTGGGGAATTGAAGGCTATGAGGACAAAGCGGGTGATATGAAACCAATGTCTAAAGCCGAATTTGATAAGGGGCTGGATGAGTATCTTGAAGAGACAGGAATCACAAAGGAGCTAGCAAAGCAGGCAGCTGCCTTTATTGATAATAAGAAAAAGCACATTGAAGAGCTTTTGGAAGCTGGTGAACAACAACTAGCAATGGTTCAATCTTTGGGTTCTGCAACCAACCTAGAAGATTTCGGCGCCGCGCTCGAAGAGGCTAAGCAGCTAGGTCTAGAAGTAGGGGATACTGCTTCAGTAGCCCCCGCCATAGAAGAGGCAGCCCAGAAGTTAGTTGGAGAAGAAGAATTCATCGAACAGGTAAAGAAAGAAAAGAATCTAAAGCCTGAAGATGAGATCCCGGAAGAAGAGCTTCTAGAGTCCGCAAAAATAGTCGTCTTTATGGAAGCAAAAAAAGATATTCAAGCACAACTTGAAGAAGGGCTTCCGACGCTTAAAGAGCAACTCAAAGAAGCAATTATGCTTGACGTTCCTGTCAAAGGTGAAAAGAATTTTAAGGCAGTAAGCAGCACTGAAACAGGTAGAGAATACTTCAAGATGATCGAAGATGCCCTGGCCCAGGTTGACGATTACAAGATCGAGGCCTAGTGTTATACTAGATCAATAAGCATACTGTTCGATTCGAAGGAGTAAGCAAGTGCAGCCAGAAAAAAATTCTATGATGTGGGTACCTGAAATTTGTTACGAAGAGGTTGAAGATGGAATGACATCAAACATTCCATTCATACATGTTCCCGACGATAAAACGATGCCAGGTGTAATTTTTATTTTTGAATCGAAAGATACAGGCGAACTAGAGCCAGGCCCTGAGGGTGAGGATTTACCTGTAACAGAGCTTGATTTGCACCAGTATGCGAACATGTCTCATCTTAAGAGTAGCCTAACAGTCGATGTATTTGATCAAGTTAGGATGGTGCTGGGTCTTGAACCGCTTAAAGATGCTGCCTCTAAGGGCCAAAAGATAACACAGAATGTACGCAATAACTTAAGCTAGCTATTTGAGATTTCGCCGCCGGGCAAGGTGGTAGACATTATCATGTTCTACCGGATCACAAAATTCTGCGTCGATTGTGTCTTGTGTCTTATCAGTATTGATCCGCCCATAACGATTATAAGTATGTAGATTATCACTCACGTCGCTGACAGCATCGTCGTTAACAAACACGACATTGGCCATTTGTCGAACAAGAGTTCCGTGCTTTGTAATAGCATGCCGAGAACAGTGTCCAGCCCGCCCACGCTCAGTAATATAAGCTACGTTTGTGCCGTTACCGTATTGAGTGTAATACTTGCCCCCAGAAAGTGTTTCCTTGATTGTGATAACTCCCAACCCTTTAACCTTCCATCGTTGACCTGGCAAGACCGCGGCGGCGTAGTCATTTGTCGATGCAATCCAGAGCATTGCCAAGCATGTTGCAGCAATTCCAAACAAAACACCGAAGACCACTGTTAAAAAAGGTGTCATAAGCCCTCCCCTTATTGTAAATTTACCTGTCTCGCTGTATTATTGTTTCAGGTAATGTTTTATGACCTAGAGGTAAATATGGCGTATATCGATAGTGAGATGACAAAGAATGCTTTACGAAAGATGAGAGGGTTCCATCAGGGAGCTGTAGATCTTTACAAAGTATACGGAATGGACTTATTAGATAATCTGGGCAGGAGGAATATTGTGATGTCCCAGACACAGGAAAAGTTTTTTGCCCAAGAGCTGGCAAAGAGATATTCCGGTGTCTTTGAAGACGGAAGAACAGGGCAACCTGATATCGTTATTGAAGAGCTAGACAAAGAGATAGAGTGTAAGCTTACCAGCAGACATAAATCGGGTGCAATAAGCTTGCAGTCTGATTTTGAGACACTCCAGAAGAAGGGTGCCCTAGACTATTTATACGTCATAGCAGATCAGCAGTTTGAAGAGTTTGCTGTGTTTTTATTCGAAGGTCTGACTGTTGACGACTTTCGTCCTCTATCAAATGGTGCACGAGGAAAAGTTGCTATGTATAAACACAGAGCCATGAAGAAATGCAGGCCACTGTTGGGCTCTTTCGAGAATATTAATAATCGAAATTTAGAAAAACTGCAAAAGAAGCTTTTAAGCCCTAACCTTCCTCCCTATAAAAAGAGGCAGCTTGATAAGAGTGTTGAGTATTGGACAAGCACACCTCCAAAATTCTCTGTACATTTGGAAAAGGTTGTCTGAGACGCATATTTAATACGGTAGGAGCGATGAACTATGAAACTTAGCGCAGACAGATTAGCAGTCCTTTCCGGCCTTAGCGATGAAAGTAATGACAAACCTCTCAATGAGAGGGCTGAACTTAAGGCTTTAATCGAATCAGAAAACCAAGAGCTACAGAAGCTCCGCGATATTATTCGTGAAGAAGTGAATGTAGTAATGGCTCAGCTAGCTAATAAGCGGTCTGAGCGACACTTTTCTGATGCTGTACAAAATAAGTCCATTTCTTCAGCTTATGGATACGATCCCACGTACGACGATGCAAATTCGTTCGGATCTCCACACAATCCAGATCAGCCCTCTGCTGGCCTCTTTACAGGCATTGGATTTAAGAGCTTCAATAAATAAAAAATCCTGAACACTTCTAGGGCCACCTGTTATACTATAGAGTATGAGGTGGCTTTATGTATGATGTTGGACAAATTGTATTCGTAATATCGGATAAACACAAGCGTGTACTACCGGTGCGTGTGGTTGAGCAGGTAGTTCGAAAAACTTTGGACGGTGAGACTGTTGAGTATAAGGTCCAGGGTGATAGTAAAAAGCAGACGTACACATTAAGTGCCATCGGCGCAAATCACTTTAGCAGTGCTGAAGCTGTCCGTCAACATATGCGTGACAACGCGACGGCTCATATCAATGAGATTGTTAATGAAGCCCTAGAGATGGCAAAATCAAAATACAGTTATCAAGAAGCTGATATCGGATTAGGTGTACAAGTACAAAGTCCTGTTGATGCAACTCCAGACGTGGCTGATATTTTTGTCAACGCATCAAATGGCAATGCCAAGCCTGGAGTTGGCACAAAAACAAAAGTTAAATTACCTGATGGCACGTATGCGAATGTAAATGTATCGATACCTGGGTTATAATACTATCAAGAGGAGACACCTATGAAAGTACTATTAGTTGATGGCTATAATATGCTCTATAGATCCCGATCGGGTTGGGCAAAAGGCGACAATCCAATCGTCTACACGTTTTTCAGAAGCTTTCGAGCTGCTGTTAATAAGTTTAATCCAGATCGAGTCTATTTCATCTTAGAGGGTAAGCCAGTTAAGCGCCTTGCCATGATGAAAGAGTATAAGGCACAAAGAGTCTATCATGACGCGGATGATTTCCATCGTCAAAAACGATTTGTGATTAAGATGCTCAAGGACGTATTTCCTGTTCATGTTGTGCGCCATCCATATTATGAGTGCGACGATGTGCTAGCTGAACTAGCATCAGTCACACATAAAGACGATGAGTGTATTGTAGTGTCATCTGATACAGACTTCTATCAACTTTTGCAAACTCATGATTCCTTAAAACTATACAATCCCATTCGAAAAAAGTTTATTGAGTCACCGCAGTGTGACTATGTTTCTTGGAAGGCACTTCGAGGAGATAGCTCCGACAACATAGACGGCTTCAGGGGCATCGGCGATAAACGTGCTGCGCTTCTTCTAGAAGACAAGGTAGCATTTCAAAAGTTTCTAGAGGATGATGAAAATCTGAAAAAGTTTAATCGAAATTGTGAAATGATTCGCTTCCATGACATGGGTAGTGACTTAGACAATATAGAAAAAAGCAACGTTGCCTTTGACGATGCAGAGATCAAATCTGTCTTTACTGATATGCAATTTTTCTCCATTATTAATGAGAAGTTTTGGCCAAAATTTGTAGAAACGTTCCAGAATCTATCATAGAACATTTACTGTCCCAACCCAGTGTTTATATTTTAATGGTCTATTAAATATGGAGGACAAAAACAATGGAGAAAGTAGTCTCAGATAGAGATCTAGAGCGTCTTAGAACCTCAGGTCTTATTACAAATGAAGAAACTGCCTACATGGTCGGCGATCAAATTGTTGCAGAGAATCTTATCAATAGAGAGCGCAGAATTATTGAAGCGCCCGGCCTTATTTTAGAATCTAGAAAAGGATTGCTGAAGGGATAATGAGTAGTTCATATAAAACATTAGTGTTCGGAGACGACGCTCGAGACAAGATAGCAGCAGGCGTCGATATACTAGCATCAGCTGTAAAAGTAACAATGGGTCCTAGCGGTCAGAATGTTGTTATCGAACGACCCGGCCGCCCACCACACTTAACTAAAGATGGCGTAACAGTTGCACATGCAATTAATCTTAGCGATAGGTTCATGAATCTTGGCGCACAAATGGTTAAAGAGGCAGCTCAAAGGGCAGCCGAAATTGCCGGAGACGGAACAACCACAGCTACAGTCTTGGCACAATCAATGTACAGTAACGGTTTACGAATGATCGCCGCTGGGTTTGATCCAACTGAACTTTGCAGAGGAATGAGCGCAGCCTCTCAGTATGTTGAGAATGAGATTGATAAATTGTCAACTCCCATAGAATGTGACGAAGATATCGTTCATGTAGGGACCATCTCTGCTAACGGTGACATATCAATCGGGCGCCTGCTATGTGAAGCAGTCAATGCTGTAGGCGAAGATGGTTCTATCGCTGTGGAAGAAGCAAAAGGATTCGAGACGTCTTTAGACATTGTAGAGGGTACTCAAATTGAAAGAGGATATTTGTCGCCCTATTTTGTAACTAACCAAGACAGAATGCTGACAGAGTTTATCAATCCCTTTGTTCTGTTAGTCAATAAGAAAATTAGCGCGATGAAGGATATTTTACCTGTTCTAGAGCGGTCTCATGAGGAACAGCGACCTTTGTTAATAATTGCTGATGATGTAGACGGTGAAGCGTTACAGGGGCTTGTAGTCAATAGACTGAAAGGCACACTTCAAGTTTGTGCAATCAGAGCTCCTGAATTTGGGGATGCCAGGATGAAAGCTATGTCTGACTTGGGTCTTCTTCTGGGATGCAAGGTATACACGACTGCAGACTTTGCATCAAAAGATCCTATCGACCCAAATGAGATGGGAACATGCAAGAAGGCCACAATTACGGGTGGATCTTCTCTAATCATGGTGGGCAATGTAAACAATGATGCTGTTGCAGACAGAGTTAAATCACTTCGATCACAAATTGAAGAGCCCACTTTATCAGGCCCAGAAAGAGAAGCTCTCCAGCGACGCGTTTCAAGGCTATCAGGAGGAATTGCTGTTATTCGAGTCGGAGGTGCTACTGAAGTAGAACTCCGCGAGCGCAAGGACCGTGTAGAGGATGCGCTTTGTGCTACACAGGCTGCTATTGAAGAAGGAATAGTCCCCGGTGGCGGCGTCGCGCTAGTAAGGGCTGTAAAAGTTATAGATTCGATTGAACAAAAGGGAAATGAAGACTACAATTGTGGTGTTAGGTTAGTAAAGGAAGCATGCTTGGATCCCCTTAGACAGATTGTTGCGAATACAGGCGGCGCGCCCGAAGTTGTACTGGAAAAAGTGAATCGGGCCAAAGGGTCAAAAGGTTACGATGCACGAAAAGAAATATATGTTGATATGATCGAGGCCGGCATTATTGACCCTGCAAAGGTCGTTAAGTCGGCTGTTCATCATGCTTCTAGCGCTGCAAGAAATCTACTTTCAGTGGGTTGCGCGATGGTACAAGAAGATATTGAAATAAATGACGAAAAAAATGCACTTTTATCAAATGTCTAGTGCAAGTATAGCGTGGGCATGGTATAATATGACTATAGAGGAAACAAACTATGGAGGTATTCCCTAGTAGATAAAAAAAGTGAGTTTTGAATTTTGGCGTAGAGAATCTGGTAATTATAGGCATAACATGGAGAAAGAAATGTCAACCCAGGAAAAAGTACAATACACGCGAGAGGTGCTTATGAAGATGAATGATAACCAACTCAATGAGATGCTAGGCTATCTTAAGAATAAAATTGAGTCAGGTCGAAAGACAGGAAAGAATACACAGGGTGACGAAGTAGAATTTTGCTATCTGCAGGATGAATACTATCGAAGGGCACGCTGGAACAGCAGAACCCGAGATCGTCGTCCTGGTACACGTTCTGACGACCGCCGACCCGGTTCACGCCCTGAAGCAGTTCGACCACATCGTCATTATAAAAACAACAATCATAGTCAATAAACCAAGGAGGTCGCGTGAGCGATACATTACAACAATTCTTTAAGCAAGTCGGAAAAACTGATTTACTCACTCGTGAGCAGGAGGTGGAGCTTTCAAAGCTTATTGAGGCCGGGGACGAAAACGCAAGAAATCATATGATTCAGGCAAATCTTCGTCTGGCGATCAGCATTGCCAAAAAGTATCAAAATCGAGGTTGCGACTTAGCTGATCTTATTCAAGAGTCTAGTATCGGTCTCATGAAGGCCGTAGATCGATTTGACTGGCGTCGAGGATTCAAGTTTAGTACGTATGCTTGTTGGTGGATTAAGCAGGCAGTGCGTCGTCATATCGCATCTCATTCTAGCGCAATTCGATTGCCGTCATACGCAAAGAATATGATGTGGAAGATTCGTCAAACTCGTGAGGAGTATGAAGAAGAATTTGGGTCTCCTCCGTCCAAGGCAGAGTTGGCTGACTTGCTAGGTGTCTCTCAAGATACTTTGACAGCAGTAACAGCTTGCTCATCTTTCCCTGTGTCAATTGACAAGCCCATTCGTTACAGCTCGGGTGATTCTAGTCGGACCCTGGGTGATATCATCCCCGACGAAAATTTCCCGGACATGGATCTTGAGCTTGATAAACAAAAGATCATTGAAGTTGTAAGGGGTGCCTTGTCTACTTTGAATGAGCGAGAGGAAAAAATTATGCGCCTCCGATTCGGCATTGCTGATGACGATGCATCGCATAAAAAGCATCCTATCACACAGAATCAAGCAATTAAATTAGTAGCAAACGGAGGAGTTTAATCATGAGTATGCCCAAAGGTCATAAAAGCAAGCACGGATATGCAACCATTTCTTCTATTGAGGGAGGTTTGGATTATAGATCTATCGCTGAAAAGATGACAGCATCAGGCCATAAGATGAATCATGCAACAGCAAGGAATGTCTTTCTCAAGGCAATGAAGAAGATTGCTGCGCCTGTTCACGATTTATTCGATATGCCTGCGGAGGATGATCATCTAACACGAACCGCCAAAGATCCAAGATTTCAAGAAAGCATTGTTGAGATCTTGGAAGATCACTCGGATATCAAGCTGTAGGAGGCAATACCCATGGGAAAGTCTAAACTAACATGGAAGTTTTATTCAGCACGCCGCAAAGGTTTAACCGTTGAAAAGTATGTCGAAATTAATGACATCAAGTCTTTGGTTGAACTTCAAGAAAGCTTGCGTCAAAAAGACGTACAGCTCCCGGATCCTGAACTTTTGAAAGACATGTTTAAGCCACCCTGGACAGGGCAGTATACTTCAGCAGGAGAAGAAAACCTGGCTGACAAAACACAGGCAAAGGAGTCGTCCAATGCTAAGACAAATAAAACAAATTCAAGAAAAAAGAATTCTAAGAAACGCGTTGAAAAGAAATCGACGTACTTACAGGCGGCCTATGAAACAGGCAGCCAGGATGATGACCCCGATGCGGAACCTGGAGCCTAATGTTCTAGTAGAACTCAGGTCTGGTAAGTATCCGCTCGTTGATACTGATGGTCTGCAGTATTTAGAGGTCCCAAGTGGAAAGAAAGGTCTCCTCCTGGAAACAGTAGGAAGATCACCCAAAAATCGTCAAGCTTGGCATGTCTTGCTTGAAGGTGCTGTAATATTAGTGTGGGATGATCATTTAGGCACACCCGCATTATGATAACACCTAATACAAGACGGTGGTTTTGGGGCACATGTATCGTAATAAACTCATTAATGATGTTGTTCAATACTCAGCTAGCGATGTACGATTGGACAGTTGTAAACTTTCTATCTGCACTTGGATGCTGGGTAGGATATTTCATCGCTGAAAAAGAATTTCATAAGGAGAAAGAAAATGGCGACTAAAGAAGTAGTTATAGAGTTAGTTGAAAAGCTCTTGACGTTAGAGAATGAAGTAAAGACACTGGGAGAAGAGAAAAAGAATCTTCTTGCAACTTATAAGGACAAGCTTGATGTAAAGGCTTTCCAGGCTGCGCTAAGAATTGCGAAAATTAAGGGAAAGCTTCGAGACACGTCCGAGCTGGAATTTGATAATATTCTTCTCACTGTTGAAGATAAGCTTACAATCGACTGGATTGATTAATGGCTAACAGGACGATACTCACATATCCTGACTCTCGTCTTAGAAAAATCTCGAGCAAAGTTGAAGTTTTTGATTCTGCCTTTGTGCAAGAAGTCAAAGATCTCGTTGATACACTTGAGGTAAATCGAGGCGCAGGATTAGCAGCACCGCAAGTGGGTATTTCGAAGCGATTTCTTTTGATTAATACAGCAGCATTTGAAAAAGAGAATCCAGATCCGCTTGAGTTTCAAGAGAAGTTTATATTGATGATCAACCCTGTGACTAAGCTGAGCGAAGAGAAAATTAATTGGCCCGAGGCATGTCTATCTGTCAAAGAAGCACCGATGACTGTAGTAAGGTCCAGATTTGCGAACGTGATATACCAAAATCTAGAAGGAGAAGAAAAGTCTCTTGATCTAGATTGGCCTTTAAGCGCGGCACTTCAGCATGAGTATGATCATCTAGACGGTGTGCTTTATATCGATAGAATTTCCAACCTGGAAAAGAATCGTCTTTCTAAAGCAAGAAAAAAGAGGGCCCGCGTAAAGAAGATGATTCATGAAAAACTTCGCGAGGAAGATATTCTGGAAACACAAGGGCCGACAGCATTAAGAAAGCATAAGATGCAAAAGTCCGGAAAGTTACTCAGCGTAATTTCAGACCGCAAGAAGAAAAAGCGCACACAAACCAAGGCGTCAAAGAAGAAAAATAGACGCAAGTAGTTCTGGAGATCACCGCCCGTGAAAGACTACTATGAAATTTTGGGAGTTTCCAAGAATGCGCCCTCTGAAGAAATTAAGAAGTCGTATCGAAAGCTAGCGATCAAATATCATCCGGACAGAAACCCTGATGATCCCACCTCAGAAAACAAATTCAAAGAGCTGGCAGAAGCTTACTCAACTTTAAGCGATGAACAGAAGCGAGCTGAGTATGATGCTTACGGCACCCATGGCCCAGGCCATGGCACAAACCCAGATGGATGGGATCCGTTTGAAGGGTTTCGACAACACTTTGGTGGTGATGTATTTGAAGAATTTTTTGGTAGGCACTCCGCCGGCACCTCTAGAGCACAACAACAAAATCATAATCGAGGTGCTGACATTCTCATTAATATGAGTTTGTCATTTATGGAATCAGTTGTGGGCATTGCACGGGATATGGTCGTTGAACGAATGACAAAATGTCAAACCTGCAGCGGCGCCGGCGGAGAAGGAGTAAAGCCATGCGCACCGTGTCAAGGCTCTGGAAAAACTCAGTTTAGCCAGGGCCGCATGATCATGCAGTCTGTGTGCGACAACTGCGCAGGCTCTGGAAAAGAAATAAGCAACAAGTGCGGAACATGTAAAGGGAAGGGAGGTCACAGCGAACCCTCCAGTGTAAATGTTAGAATCCCCGCAGGTATTACATCTGGGCAACAACTTCGTCTGTCTAAGATGGGTCATTATGACAAGGGTGGCACAGGGGATCTTTTTATAAATGTGCACGTTGAAAAAAGTAAGAAATTTGTAAAGCGTGGAAAAGACATCTATACTAGAATTAAGCTAACAGTATCAGAAGCAGCCTTGGGATGCACACGATTGATAGACACAGTTCACGGCGAGAAAAATGTTAATATTCCGGCAGGAAGTCAACCTGACTCAATGCTAAGGCTGGCAGGCCTTGGAGTTGCTGATGTCCATGGTGGCTCTACGGGAGATCATAAGATTGAAATTGAAGTAACCATTCCCAAGGAACTTACAGATGAACACCGGAAGCTGTTCATGAAACTAAAATTAGCGGGATTTTAATATGAATTTCGAAAACTACACAATTAATTCGAGGAATGCGGTTAATCTTTCCGCATCAATTGCTGAGGAAAACAATCACCAGAAGATAATGGGCACGCATTTATTGTTAGCGCTCATTGCAAAGGGGTCAGATAGTGTTGTATTACCAGCTCTAGAGAAAATGGAAGTGCCGGTAGCAGCTCTTCGACAACAACTCCAGGAAGATCTAAAAAAGTACCCACAAGTAACTGGGGGCCAAGCCGGCCAGGCATCTAGAGAATTACAGGAAATATTAAAGTTTGCTGACGCTGAACGAGGTCAATTTGGTGATGATTATGTCTCAACAGAACATTTGCTTATTGCAATTTTAGAAAGTAAGACATCTGCTGCCGTAGCCCTAGTAAATAATCGACTTACTCGGGAGCTATTGCTAGCTGTTCTACAAGAAATTCGTGGTAATACAACAGTTACGACCGAAAATCCGGAGGGCACGTATAGAACACTAGAGCGTTACACCTTTGATCTAACACAGGCTGCCTTGCAAGGCAAGATTGACCCAGTGATTGGTAGAGATCATGAAATACGCCGTTTGATGCAGGTATTGAGCCGCCGCCGAAAGAACAACCCAGTCCTAATCGGAGAACCCGGAGTAGGCAAGACAGCCGTTGTTGAGGGATTAGCTAGAAGAATAGTAGCGCAAGATGTCCCGGAAGGTCTTAAGGGCAAGCGCCTTCTCTCTCTAGACGTAGCTGCACTGTTAGCAGGCGCCAAGTTCCGAGGAGAATTCGAAGAGCGACTTAAGGCGCTGTTAGCTGATATTAAAAATGCTTCAGGTAACGTGATTTTGTTTATCGATGAGCTCCACACTATGGTTAGTGCTGGTAAGTCTGAGGGAAGTTCAGGTGCTGGAGATATTCTAAAGCCAGCCCTTGCTCGAGGCGAGATAAAGTGTATTGGTGCTACAACACTCAACGAGTATCGAAATTACATAGAGAAAGACGGCGCGCTAGAGAGAAGATTCCAGCCAGTATACGTCGGTGCACCATCTGTGGCTGAGACAATTTCAATATTGAGAGGCATAAAAGACAAGTATGAGCTTCACCACGGCGTAAGAATTCAGGATACAGCTATCGTCGCGGCAGCCAGACTATCAGATCGGTATATCAGCGGAAGGCAATTGCCGGACAAGGCAGTCGATTTAATTGATGAGGCAGCTGCCAGACTTAAAATTGAAATTGACAGTATGCCAAATGAGATTGATGATGTGACACGTCAGTTACAGCAACTTGAGATCGAAAAGCAGGCAATGTCAAGTGATGATGATGAGATCAGCAAGCAGCGAGTAAAAGAGCTAGAGAAGTCCATTGCCAATCTTCGTGAAGAGAGTGATGTAATGAAAGCACGCTGGCTCAAAGAGAAGAATTTGATTGACAAAACTAAGTCACTCAGAGCTGAAAGAGAAAACTTAGGCACACTGCTAGAGAAGGCTAGCCGTGATCATGATCTAAGCGAAGCTGCAAAAATTCAGTATGGGGATATCCCCAGGGTAGACGATGAGATCACAGCAGCAACAAATGCGCTAACTGAGGCACAAAAAGACGGCGCAATGCTAATTGAAGAAGTAACTGATCATGATGTCGCTAAAGTAGTGAGTACATGGACAGGTGTACCTGTTGACAAAATGATGTCAAATGAACGAAAGAAGCTAGTTAAGATAGAAGAAATTCTGAATAAGCGGGTTATTAACCAAGAGAAGGCAATCAGATCACTTTCCGATGCACTCCGGAGATCTCGAGTGGGATTTCAGGATGAAAATCGTCCCATGGGATCGTTTATGTTTTTAGGCCCTACTGGTGTAGGCAAGACAGAGCTGGTTAAGGGATTGACTGATCTGATGTTTGATGATGAAAGTGCCATGGTTCGAATTGATATGAGCGAGTATATGGAGAAGCACACTGTTGCAAGGCTCATAGGTGCACCCCCGGGATATATCGGCCATGAATCCGGGGGCCAGCTAACAGAGGCAGTCCGCCGTCGACCGTATTCTGTGGTATTATTTGATGAGGTTGAAAAGGCCCACCCGGATGTGCTAAATGTGTTATTGCAGGTTTTAGACGACGGTAGACTGACTGACTCGTTAGGAAGGACAGTTGATTTCAGGAATACTCTGATTTTGATGACATCTAATATCGGCTCTGGGTTTTTTATGCAAAATAGCACAAGAGAAGAAGTTGAAAAGAATGTTACGTTAGCTCTCAAAAATCACTTTCGACCAGAATTTCTTAATAGAATTGATGAGGCTGTTATTTTTAATCGTCTGGAAAAGGAAGATGTAAAGAAGATCGTAGATATTCAATTCGAAAATCTTAGAAAAAGAGTAGCCAAGACAGGAATTGACATATCATTAACATCGACAGCCAAGAATTTCTTGGCAGATGCGGGATACGACCCAGAATTTGGGGCAAGACCACTTAAGCGTGCACTGCAACACTATATTGAGGGGCCGCTAGCGTTGCAGGTTTTAGAAGACAAGATAACGGCAGGTGCATCAGTTTCCATAGGTGTAGTCGATGACAATACATCATTATCATTTTTGTTGAATGATTAATGCAAATATAGCAGGTGTATGGTATAATATTACTATAGAGGAAAAACACATGGCACGTAAAAAGAAAAAGTATAATCCAATTAAAGCTCAGGCTGCATCTCGTCGAAAGGCGCATTTTGCTGCGGGTGGAACAACTGCGATGTGGCGCGGCCGAGCTGTAACTCTAGATGAGTCTACATCTAAGGCACGAAAAAATAAGGTCGCATGTCGCGGCCGAGTCAACACAGAACACGACGAGGTATAAAGTGGAAAATAAGTTCGCATTTATCATGAGAGGAGTCCCGGGCTCTCGAAAAACGACGACTGCTAAATTTTTAGCAGGCACCAGAGGTGTCATTCATTCAGTTGATGATTACCATACACAAGAAACGGGAATATTCTTGTGGGACGACGACAAGGCTGATGAGTATTATGCAAAGAATTTTGAAGCGTTCATTCAAAGCTTAGATGCAGAAGAAAATATTGTTGTCTGTGACTGTATCAATATCACACGAGATGAGTATCTCAAGTATGTTCATGAAGCCCGTGATCGTGGGTATACGACAGCAACAGTGACGATGACTGCCCCAACTCCATCTGTGGCTGCGACTGTGAATCAACACGATGTTACTATGGATCAAATAGCAGAAATGTATGAAAACTGGGAGGACTAAAATGGTCCAGCTTAAGTTACCGTTTGACGGCATCCAAGACTCCGGAGTCCGTGCTTATGAGGTGTATACCTTTGAGGACAGAGAGAACAAGAAGGGATACGAGGGTCATGTACGTTTTGTTGCTGCTAGAGATATCGATGAAGCCGGCCATCGGGTAGCCTTTGACTTTCCCAGATTCTGGTTCTGGTGTGGCATACAAGAAGTTGAAACCAAACACCTTGAAAAGCAAGTCAACATGTTCAGCCAACAACTAGCTCGTGCTCAACGTGCTTTACACGAAGTGCAAGAGGGCGAAGTTAACTTTCCATAGATGCGGAGTTTTTAATGTTAGTATCAGATATATTGTCACAAATCAAAAGTACACCAGGCTCGAATGCCAAGAAAGCAATCATGGAAGTGCATCGTGACAATGAAGTTCTCAAGCGTGCACTCAAGCTAGGGCTGGATCCGTTTGTTCCTTTTCATGTGGTCAAGGTACCAAAGGTGGTGGCACGCCTCGTTGGTATGCATGAGCAGGCCAGATGGGATGCCTTCTTCAAGACAGCCGATGACTGTGCCAACCGTCGGGTTACCGGCAACGCGGCGATCGAT